GCCTGCGCCTATGCCAGGATTCTGTTCGGCATAGCACTCCTCCGCTGTTCGGTTCACGCGACTGCGTTTCTCCGCACGTTCGATCTCGTTGCGCAGTTCCTCTGGTGTGAGTTCACTCATTTGCGTAGTCCTTTCGCGTTCGTTACGCGTTCGAGCGCGCCTTTGATAATTTCCATTCGCGCTCGCGACGTGTGATGCCGCACGCCGTGCGCGAGCGCTTCATGGAGTAGTACTTCTTTTAATTCGATGGATTCAGCCACGCGCGTGATGTTCGACAGGCACTCGTCCTTCGTGCTCCACCACAACGAGTCCTGCATGTGCGTGTATGGATTCGCCATGATCAACGGCGTTCGCTGCACGCACAGCGGCGCGCAAAGCGCGTGCTCCCACATGCGCACCGTATCGTAGCCGAATCCGCGAGGTACGACCGAGCAGCGTGCTGCCTTCGCCTCGCGCATGTAGTCCGCCCATCCGAGAAGATTCTGATCGTGATCGCCCGTGTTTATGCGAAGCAGCCTGCGAAATGCGGGCGCGTCCCGCAGCGCGTTGGCGATGTCCTCGCGGATCGGGAACGTGTTTCCGCACAGCATCACGAAGTCATAGTTGTCCTTGAACGAATAGCAGCTCGCCGCGCGCTCCATGCCGCGCGTGATGAGAAACGGAAACGCGAGCACGAGCTTCGCGTCTTGATCGCCGCCGAGCATGCACTCCGGCTGCGTACTTATCTTCGACGTGTACTCGCGCTTGAGTACCACGTCGACGCGCAGGTTCGCCGTGCGGAAGCGCATGCCGTCGTCATCTTCCGCATCCATGAGCAGCACGGGCGTTCCATGCTTCGATACCCAATGCGATAGGTTTAATTCGTTCATCGCGACCTGCACGAACATGCGCTGCGATTCCAGCACGATCAAGTCGTACGAATCTAATCGCAGGCGCTCTGCGACGATGCGCTCCCATGCCTTGTCGATCACGCCGTAGCTGCCAACGCTCTTCACTTCTTCACTGAGCAGGCCGCGCACGAGGCCGTCGTCAATCTTGCTCATCCACGGCGTCGGCCCCGTGCAGCCGTTGAGTATGTTCGGCAGCTCGTACTTGTGGAGAACGTCGAAGTATTGCCACTTGTGCGGATAGAAGTCGATGTTCGTCACGCCGGAGTTAGCGCCCGTGAAGCAATCCACGAGCATGCTCGCGCCGTAGTCATTCTCAGGATGCGTCAACCAAAGTACGTTCATGATTTTCTCATGACGACGTTGAATGAGAAGTTGTTGTCGAACGTATTGAACTCGATGATCTCGTGCGGCGGCATGTTCGCGCGTTCCTTCTCCCACTCGAAGTAGAACTGGTCCGCGCTCATCTCGTAGACGTGCGTCGGATCGATCGTGCCGCGACGGTTGAACGTCATGTCCGGCGTGACGAGGCACACGACGCCTCCCGGCTCGCACACGCGGAGCATCTCGTTGATGCTGAACCACGGATGCGAGAGGTGCTCTATCACGTGGTTCGCAAACACGGCGGGGAACTTGTTGTCGTAGAACGGAAGCGTGAGGTCCGCGTCCGCCTTCATGTGCGGGTAGCCGTAGCTGCTTCCGTAGCGTGTAGGGTCGGGCGGCGTGCCGCAGAACTTGTCCGTGCCGAACGTGCAGATGCCCATGCACTCCGTCGTGCCGATGCCGAGTCCGACCTTACCGTTGAGCAAACACATGCGGCACGCCCAGTAGTGATCGAACGCGCGCTGCTGATGTCCCGTCACGTTGTCTGGTCTGCGGTAGTCGCGCCGCGCGTCGAGCTTCCAGTACTCGAAGCCTGGAATGAAGTTGATGACCTCGTGGCTCCAGCGCGCACTCACGCGCACGAGCAGCGACTCAGGCACGTAGAGCGGTTGCTTGTCCGCATTGTCGATTCGTACTGCACTCGTGTCGATCATGTTGTCCCCTCTTCTTGCCACAGGCACTTTATCCAGTCGAAGATTCGCATGCTCAAGCCGGAGTTGCACGCCTTGAGTTGCTTGCGATCTTCCTCGTGTATCGTGAGACACCACGACGGAACGTCTATTCCTTCCCGCTGCGCGATGTCAGCGAAGCACGCAGGGCATACGATGCCTCCCCACTTTTCCTTGCCGCTCGCGTCGCGCATGACTTGGTTCCAGATCGGTGACGGCGCGTGCCACGCCATATTCCTTCCGCCGCAGCATTCGCACCTATCCTCCGGGTGCGCGTTGTCGACTGTTTTCTTCGGAACGACCGTGTGAATTTGCAGGCGCAGCTCGCCGCGCCGGAAGCTGTACGTGCTGAACTGCGCGCCGTGCATCTGCTCAAGGAAGTCGAACGTGAACTCGACTCCGTTGAGATTGATTATTTTATTCGCAAAGTCGACGAACACCTTGACAGGGCCGAAGGCGACGGCGTCTCTTCCGATTATCTCGATGCCCATCAGTTCGGCACTCCTTCCATGCGACCGAGCACCTGCGTGCACTCGACGAGCGCGGGCGTCTTTATGATCTCGCCGCCCGCTTGCTCGCGCTCGACTGGAGGAAGCGTGTAGTCAGGACGCAGGTACTTCAATTCCATGTCCGGTATCTGCGGCATGAGCTTTCGGTTCATGTAGTTGAAGTAGTCGTCCGGCCCGACCTCAGAAGGCACGTTCCACTTCTCACGGTACAGCGCGCGACTCGCGATCATGCGCGGCGTAGGTTGCAGTTCAGGATTCGCGCCGAACGTCGCGGAGTGCGCGTGGTACGGCTTCGGGTAGGGCAGCGCGATCGCGGCCCTGCCCTTAGACGCGCAGCGTGTTCCCCAATCGCTCTCCTCGTGGAAGGAAGTCATGCGCTCGTCGAACGGGCCGACTTCTTTCCACACTTCACGACGTATGCCGAAGCAGCACCCGATCATGCACATCACGCGACCAAGCCCGTGATCGTCTCCGACGTTCTGCGTCGACGGGATTCCCCAGTCGCTCGGATGCTTGCTGACGATGTCTTTGCCTGTGACCTGATCGGTGAAGCGGAACAGCGTGTGGCCGAGACGTGGATTGAGTAGGCGCTGCATCTCAAGATCGACCGGCTGAACGGGCAACCAGTACGCGCTGCCCACGTGCGGGTTGTCTTTGTTCGTGTCGAGGAAGTGCACCATCGTTTTGATCCAGTCGGGCGGCATGGTGAGATCGTCATTAAGTATGATCATGATCTCGCTCTTACCTTCGAGCGACTCCGCGAGATGATTCCACGCGGTAGGGATACCGTAGTTCATGCTATGTTCGATCAAGGTTGCGCCGAACTTCGTGCATGCATCGACGGTCGACTCGTATTGTTTCTGCGCGCTTGGATGATCGACGCTTCTCGTACCGTCGTCACACACGACGATGTCGAACTCCGGGTCGTCGCGAAACGTGTACTGCCGAATAGACTGAAGCAGATTTTCGAGATGCCCGCGATTTCTGTATGATGATATTCCTACTGTGATACGGTGTGGCATGTGTTTTTCCTAATAGTTTTTGATATATAATATTCGGGTCGAAGGTAGACTGTAATCTACCAACGACCCTAACCTAAGCACGAGCCTATAAAGGAGACTCGCACAATGGCTAGAAGTAAACGAAGCAATAGTTTCATTGATCGCACGGGAAAAAGATACGGGCGTTTGGTTGTTCTTCGTCTTTTCAAAATTAGGATTAGGGAAAAAGGAAAGTCCTCCCTCTGGCTTTGCCTGTGTGACTGTGGAAAAAAAACTAAAGTAAGCGGCGGTCATCTTAATTCCGGTCACACACAGAGCTGCGGTTGCTATGGAAAAGATCAAACAAAAAAGGCGAACAGAAAACACGGTATGAGTCGCACTAGACTCTTTTATGTATGGGCGACGATGAAGAATAGATGTTTTAATAAAAACGTGAGTAGTTTTCCTAACTACGGCGGACGCGGCATCGGTATATGCGTTGAGTGGTACTCCTCCTTTGAAAAATTCTACGCCGATATGGGCAATCCGCCGACGAGCGAGCACTCTATCGATCGCATTAACAATGACGGGCACTACACGCCAAGTAATTGCCGGTGGGCAACGCGTACCGAGCAAGCAAATAACACTCGTCGTTCCTTGCGTCATAAGGCGTCTACATGACCGTCAGTGGCAAGACGCAAATAAAGCGACGAGTACTGCCGCGCGATCTTCTCGGCGCCGCACCTCTCAATATACGCATCGCAATTCTTAACAAGTTCCGCGCACAAACGCGGGTCACTGCGCAGCCGTACGATCGCGGAGACGAGCGCATCGTGATCTTGGAACGGAACTTTGAGCACGTGCTTCTCGTGCTCGAACTCGCTGAACAACGCGGAGTGCGAGCATACGATCGGCCTCCCCGCCGCCATGCCTTCTCGCACCGCCGCACTCGCGCTGAAGTGCGAGTTCACGTTGTAGTTGTAAACCAACACGTCACACGACGACGCGTACTTCTGGAGTACGTCCTCGCTCATGAAGTCGCAGCGGCGAATCGCACGGCCCGAATCAAAGCGCGCCTTGTGCAGCGTGACGATGTCGCTCATGTAGCGCGTGTACGGACTGGCGTATCCTGCGAGCACGTAGCGCGTGTCCGCGCCGCTGCGAAGCGACACGTCGTCTTGTGTATTGAGGAACTCAAGGTAGCCCTTGTGAGGCACCCACATGCCCACGGTGCCGACGTAGAAGCCTTTCTCCGATAAACGCAATTCGCGACGCGCGTCCAGTGGTGACATGCGTTTTACTTGCCGAACAGGTAGATCGATGATCGACGTATTGTCCGGCAGTCCGTCATGCGACTTCGTGAACACGACGTGGTCGGTGGCGGCATGCAGTTTATCGAAGTACGCGGACGGCATGTAGGTGTGCGCCGTGACGATCGTCTTGATACCGAGTCCCTTGAGATCGGCAAGCAACGCGAAGAAGCGCCCCTCGTCCTTGTAGAAGCTGAACTCGTGGTGGAAGTGCACGACGTGCGGCTTGAACTTCAGCAGCTCGTCGCGCAGCTCCCGCGTGGCAACGAACGCGCGATCCCAACAACGCACTACGCGGGCGTCTTCTTTGAGCAAGTTAGCGGGCTGCTCGCGGGGCGCGAAGATTTTATACGCGCACTTGTACTCGTTCGCGACCTGCTGCGTCGTCTCCGCGATGCCGCATTGCGTATCCCATGACGTGACGACTGCGACGCGCAGATGTTCCGATGCGATGCGAACGCGATCGCTCGACGCGCGGTCTGACGCGACCTTCTTCACGAGCTGTAGTTTCTTGCGGTGCACAAACAAGTTGCGCATGCGCTTCTGGATTGCCAGCTCCGAATAGCGCGCGTTCGTGAACGTGTGCGCCTGCTCGATGAACTCGCGCATGTTGTCGCTGTCGTCGTCCCAGTCGCTGAGGATGTTCAGCGCGTATAGCGTCAGCTCTTCGTCGGTGCGATAGCCGATAGGGAACGTGGAGAACGAGTCGACGTATTCCGGAAGCGCCTGCACGATGACCGGCGTCCCCGCGTACATCGCCTCCGCAACCACGATGCCGAATCCTTCGAGGTCGCTTGGGTGGATGACGCACTTCGCGCGTCGCAGCTTGTACCACTTGTCGTGCTCGCTTACGTTCTCAAGGTATTCCACCGTTACGTTCGCGGGCGGCTGGAGCATGTTCTTCATCGCGGCCACGCCGTCGCCGATGACCGTCAGCACGTGCGGGCGGCCCGTCGTCAGCGCGCGTGGGCCGAGCACGTTGTGCGCAATTAGCGCGACGGCGCTCGCCATCTTCTTGTACTGCATGTTCCGCCCGATGACCACGACCGAGTCGTCGCGATCTTTCGGATCGCACAGCGGCATGTTTCCGCGTATGAGATCGCACATGGACGAGTTCACGGTCGGATATACGAGGTCTGCCGTCGTGACCTTCTTGTCCTTGAAGCGCGCATCCCAGTCATAAAACGCATCGCGCACGGGCTTGGAGATGCACCACACGTAGTCGCACTCGTGAAGTGCTTGTTTGTATGCCGCCCAAAATTCTTCCTTCGTGTCGAGGCCCGCGCGATGGTTCGCAATCATGCCCGGAGTCTCATACACGGCGAGAGCCGTCACGCCGTTCGGATTCGTCTCGCGCTTCCACTTCGTGACAAGTTCTCCGAGATGGGGCGGCCCGGCCACCACAACGTCGTAGGACGCATCAAGACCCTCGATAGAGTGATACTCTGCCTTGCCTCGTGTTATCGCGCCTAGCCGTACCACAGCTCGCGTATCGCGGCCCTCGTAGACGCACTGCTTGCTGTCCGTGAACACGGTTACGTCAAGTTCCGGGTCGCGCGCCATGAGCATAGCGTTGTTCCACAAGTAGTGGCCGCCTCCTGAGTGCATGTGCGCGTTGTCGAGCAGCACGGCGACCTTCACGCGCGTCGTCTGTGTCTCCTCGCGAGCGGCGAGACGCAGCGACGTGCCGCCGATGGACAGCTCGCTCGTGTCGAGCGCGTCGGCGGGATGCACGTTGAAGCGCTGGAGCTGGCTCACGGCGTCCGCGACGGCCTGTGGCGGAATCGCCTTCATGCAGCGCGTACCGTCCGCCTTGTAGTACGGGCAGCGCGCGAGGTTGAGCGTGCCGCATGGAAGATGCTGGCAGCTACCGTGCGCGTGCAGCACGACCTGCTTCGTGCGCGTGTAGTGCGAGGTGGTGAACTTCGGATCGATCGGCCCCCACAACGAGACGGTTGGCACGCCGATGGATGCGGCGAACTGGACCAGCCCTGTGTCGACGCCGATCACGCAGCGTGCACGACGTACGATCTCCGCGCTGACCGCGAGCGGGAGTGACAGGCTGGAGCATATCTTCGACGCGCATTCAGGCAGCGGCTTGAACATGCGATCGAATATCTGCGACTTGCTGCCGAGGCACACGACGTACGTCCCCGATCGTGACTCCGTGCTGCGCGTGAGCATCTCCGCGACTTCTTTGAGATAGTCAAACGGATAGCGCTTCAACGGGTTGGTAGTGCCGAGCATGAGCACGACGTACTCGAAGTCGCCCACGCCATTCTGCTGCAGGAAGCGCGACGCCTCGCGACGCGTGCTGTCATTCAGAAGTATGCGATTGATTTTCAGCAGCGGCAAGTCGGTCGGCGCTTTTGAACCAAAGCCGATGCGTTCCCAATGCGCGTCGAAGAAGTCTCGCTGGTAGTCGTGGTTGTGCTCGATTACTTTGTGGAACGGGATGATGTAATCCTGCTGACTCACGATCGCGTAGTCGCCGGACTGGTTCACGCTCACCACGTCGTCGACGGCGTCGAACAGCGCGGCGAACTCCATGCACTCGTCGGACACCGCGAGCGTGACGCGCGACTTCGGCCAGCGCGACTTCACTTCTTGCGCCACGTGTGCAATGAATACAACATCGCCTATTCCGCCGAAGCGGCGCAGCAGGATGTTCTTGCCGTTGAGATCGTCGTCGGGACCGATGGAGTTTTTTAGCGTGCGCGGAGGGCCTTCAAGATGGGAGAAGTCCTTCGTCGTGAATGCGCCGCCGTTGCCTGCTTGTGAATAGCCGGGAAGGGGAAGGGGTTTGTATGACTGCGGGTCGATTGCGATCGCGTCTTCGCGATACGGCGTGCCGTCCTCGTTCACGCGAAGAAAGGAGCCGGTCGGTTTAAGCGCGATGAATACCGAGAGAGGGACTTCCTTCGGAACGTCGTAGTCGAAAAGCAACCCCTCTTCTTTGAAGTTATATTTCTGGCCGCGCACCAGCTTGATCCAGCACAAGGCTGAACCCGTTGCAGTTGGATTCATGTGTAGTAGTTTTCCTCATGGGGTGTAATTATCGCTGCTAGGCAGCGTTGCCATTACGTGTACAGGGCGACTGCCGGATCGACCGAGATGTCGTCGCAGTAGACGAGGTCGTCGAACTTCTTCACCACGTAGTCCGTACGCGTGTAGATCGTTCCTTCGTCCAAGTCCTTGCGGGGCTTACGCTCCCACTCCGACGAAACCTGCCGCTGAATCACGGCCACGAAGTTCTTCGGATCGCCAAGAATAAGCTGGCTACCGAGAGACGCCGTACCGCTGATCGCGTTGGTCTGCGGGAACTGGTTGATGATCTCGAACGGAATGCCGTGCACCGGAGGCAGCGTGCCCGTGGTGCGAAGCTGATCGCCGAGATTCGTCGCGCGGGTCGAACCGTCCGTCACGAGCGCAAGTGCGCTGTCAGGCGAAACGATCCAACGAGCACGCGCACGCCACTCGTCCGTCTTGTACTGAACAGGCACGGATGCATAGACACGATCAAGCAACTTGAAGGACAAGCGAGCGCCGCCACCCGTAGTCACGTTGCAACCGTTCGCGGTGGTGAGCTGCTTGAGCCAACCATCGTTCACGCGCAGCAACTTGCTGTACGAATCCGTGCCCGCCTGATTCTCGTCACCAGACCAGCCGAGGGTTTCGAGGTTATTCGCTACCTTGGTCGTCACAGCACTCATAAGGTTGCTGCGGAAACCCGGCCCTTCGATGTTGTCCTCGTCACTCTCGCGAGTGATGTCTATTGCGGCGCGCGCCTTCTCCGTCACGAAGCGGCAGCGGCGAAACGTCGGGCGGAACTTGCTGCCTTCGGTTACGTCCTCCGCCTCATCAGCGTGCTCGATGATGTAATCGGGCAGATCGAAGAAGTTGAGTTGTCCCGAAGAAGCGTTGGTACGCCAGATCGTGCACAGACCGAAGAACTTCGAGCGCGCCACAACCTCACTGATGAACATGTCCGCTTCATCGCGCGAGAGCTGGTTCGTGCCAAAGTCCGTCGTCTGCAACGCCGCCTTCTGGAACATGCGGATCGTCTCCGCCTGACCATCCAGCGCGTGCTTCAGAATTTGCGCAAAAGGATTTTTCATTCTTACACCTCCTCTCTATCCAAAACTTTTTGGTGTCGCCTTCGAGTGGTGCCACTCGCGGCGAGTTTGTTGCTGCGTTACCGGCCTGCGCCGTTCATCATGGGCGGGCCGAGCTTCATTCCGAGGAACGAAAGGCCGACTTCGCGCTCTACCTTCGCACGCTCCTCTGCAGGCAGCGCGTTGAAACGCTTCTCATACTCCGCGAGTTCCGCCGCATCGTCGTCTACCGCTGCACGGGAGGTGGTCGGCGTATCCTCGACTTTGCCGAGGCGCTTCTCGAAGGTGTCCTGCTTGCCGTTGAGTTCGTCCACGCGCTTGCTCACGTCACCAACCTTCGAGTCGATGCCGCTGATCGCGTCGAACAACTTCTTCTCGAAGTCCGAAGACGCGGGCGCTCCTTCCGTTGCTTTCGCAACTTCGTTCGCGCTCGTCGCGGGCGCAGGCGTCTCCACAGTCTTCGTGACTACTTCTGCCTGCACGCCGGTGCCTTCGCGCTCTGCGAGCTTCTTCTCGAACTCAGTCTGCCGCTTGTCGAAGTTGTCGACCTTCGTACCGAGTTCGCCAACGGACGTTGCTACGCCGTTGATTGCCTTCATGATCGCTTCCTGATCCATATCTTCACCTCCTTCCAGAGACGCGGCCTCTTCAACGGCGCGCGTGTTTTCTACCGGAACATCGCTCGTGCCTGCCTTCGCCTCTGCACGCGCCATGTCCAAGCGCTTCAGGAGAGACAACTCCTCTCCTGTTGGTTTTTGTTTATCTTTCACGATCGTGTCGTCCGTTGCGTTCACTGCTTCCGTCTCCACGAGTTCAACCTCGAATATGTCACTGCCGCTCATGGTACGCTTTCCTGTGGGCTTTAGCAATACCACTCCGCGCTCTTCCATGTTCTTCGCCGTGACGCTCTTCGCCACCGCACGCGCCTCCTCCACGGTACGCACGAGACCGTGCGGCATGAACATGACGCCGCCGAACCCTTTCTCCGTGAACGCGACTGCATACTTCGCTTCTTCCGTGGTCGCGTCGATCATGACTTCGTTGCCGGAGATGAGCCACACGTCGCGCATGTCGCTCGTGATCGTCGCCATGAGTCCGTTCAGCGCGTTCGCGATGGACTTCGCGATCGTGAACAGGCTGCGGCCATTTCCGGGCACGTTCACGACGGAGACTTCCCACATGTCAATGCTGAGGCGTCCGCTCGCGTGCGACTTGCGCAGCGCGCCCTTCCATGAAAAGGCGTTCGCGAGTTTCTCGTGCACCATCTCGACCACGTCCGGCTCCGTGATCTGCACGTGCACAAACAGTCCGCGGTCGCCACTCTTCACGAGGTAGCGCTCCACGTCCACCTCTTCGACGAACTCGCCGGTGTGCAGGTCCATGAGATTGAACTTGCTCACGTCGCCCTCCACGGGCGCAACCTCGACGGCGTTCATCTTCAGTGTCTTACCGATGGGAACTTCGTTGCCGTTCTTGCGCTTCCACATGTTGTGCTGCCAGAGCACAGTGGGATTCTTCATGTACGCCTCGATGTCGAACAGCGCAGGGTCGATGTTGTCGCCGTCGCGATCGGTGCCCTGCAAGCTCGCGAAGCCCTTCACGACGACCTCGTCCTTCTTCTTCGCCTTCTCGACGATCTCGAAGGTGTACATGCCGCCGAGCGCGTTCTTCAGCGTGTCTTCGTTCGTGATAGTTTCGGTCGACATCTTTCAGTTCTCCCTTGTGTGAACTGGTGGTGCTTGAATAGTTTCGCGGTCGCGCGGGTCCCTTGGCAAGAGCATACGGGCAAAGGCAGATCGGTGTCAATGCCTATATGAGCAGCTTCTTCACACCCGCGCGCATGGAGTCGACGATATTCGCCGCAGCTTCGTCGTAGCCGTCTATTTTGTACAGTTGCTCTTTCTTCGAGTTAAACGGGCGAAGCGTGCGCGTCCATGCAGCGTAGCCGTTCGTCTGCCTGACGACACTATCCACGTATCGCGGGGGAGACACGCCGCCGTCCGGAAAAACTACCTGGCAGATTGCGAGGCCGTTCGTCTTGTCTTTTCCAACGACAACAATACGAGTGCCGTCGTTTCCGTTCGCTATAACGCGAGGTATGAGCATGCGAATTACCCTTTTGTTATTATCGTGTAGAGAAGTGCGCGGAGCGTTCCCTCGGGTAGTTCGCCACTGGTGGCCGTATAGTCCCAACCGTCACCAGCGAACGTAGACGTAACTCCAGTCTTATCACCGAGCTTCGTGAGTCTTACTTTTTCTTTCTCTATAATATTTGAAATCGTCATCCTCACGTCTTCGCTGAACTTGATGTCCCCCATTTTGTATCTATCGTACGGATAGCGCGTTCCCCACGCATCACCACTAAGCTCCTTTATTTGTGCTATCAATTTTTCATCATTTACCACGGCGTTTATTATTCTTGTCGCGCTGTGGTCGATCGTATTCGCAACCTCTATGTTCGTTATACCCTGCGCGCGAAGCGCCTCAAAAGAAACCGTGTCATATTTGTTATGAATAACAACTTTGTTCACAACATCCTTTATGTTCAGCGCGTCTCCGTGAATCTGCGCCTCTACGTATTCACCGCGCGCAAAATCGTCGAGCAGGGGCGTTGCGCCGTCTTTTATTTTTAGCATTGCCTTTTCAGAGAAGCGCATGCTACCTGCTTCTGGATTAGCGATCGGCGTCGGTGAATAGGAGTTCAAAGAATCGCCGCCAGAGAATGTTGAACGTAGACGAACTTCCTCTTTGAACTCAAATGCTAGGTCGCCGTATTGAGACAGCGCTTTATAGTTTGCTCCGTCACCTGCTTCCGTCAAGTAACCGTAGTACGGGCGCATCTTCGGATCGAGTTTGTCGTCATATCCGAATACTTCTCTTTCGTAAGATGCGCGTACTTTATTGTTTAAGAGACCTTTTGATTTTCCCGTCTCGAACTGTGTTCGCAGTGTGCCGTCTTTCAGTATCTGATCGAGATACTTCGATGGAACACGGGATTGTAACTTTCCACGCGCGATCGCCTCCGCGTACGTTTTTACATATGCATCATAGTATCTTTGAATCATCGCACTGTCTACAGAATCGACTTCTTTTATATTCAATAAAAGCCACTGCTCCACATCGCTTTTTAATTGACGCTCTCGCTGCGCGTAGTGAGATGACCCTCGCGCGTAGTCTTGATTCGGTAATTTCTCGCTCAGGTTTTGCCCCGCGTCCGCGACGGCGTCCTCCGCGATCGCTACCTCTTCCGCCGCCGCGACTGCGGGCTTCGGCTCTATCTTCGGCGTCGTTGCAGGCTTCGGCTTCGGAACGCGCGGCACGCGTGGTGCCTTCGGCGTCGTGGCCGGTGCGGCAGCTTCTGGTTTCTTCGGCTTGTCCTCCTCCTTCTTGCTGCGCTTGCTCGGCAGCAGCGCGGGGCCAACGGCGCATCTGCACTGGTATGGTGATACACTCCCGCTGCCTCCATCCGTGCTGCCATCAGGGAACGTGTCCGCCATCGGTATCACGCCCGCCCCTTCATTCATGATGTGCGCGTCGCGTACTCGCGAGTCACCAACTGTCTGCCATACTTTCCCATCCATGCCTACATCTTCGCCGCGCGCCATGAGTGCGTCGTTCTGAACGACGCAGCCCTCAGTGCGCGCCCACAACATCAGGCGATTGTTCGCCTCCTTCGGCAAGTCTGCGAACTTCGCGCGCAGTTCTTTTCCAAGCCGACGTGCGATCTCGGCCGCACCCTTGCCGCCGTCCACGGCCTCGTATAGATTTTCCTTTATCGTGCCGCGCACGGTCTCGAACATCTTATCGTTGAATCCGCCGAGCGTGATCTCGTTCGTGCGCTTCTGTATCGAGTCGAGCAGCTCGCCCATCTGCGCGCTCGCGGGCAGCGGCGGGAAGTCTCCCTCGCCGATCGTGTAGTAGAGCAAGAATTTATCCGCAGGACTCGCGGCCTTCTGATAGCCGAACAGTATTTCCTTAGTGATCGAGTCGAGGTCGCCGCGCAGCGATCGCACGAGGAACTTCGCGCCTGACTCCGCGATGAGTACCATGTGCAGAAGTATCGTCTCGCGACTGCCGTCGAACAGGCCGCGTTCGTTGGCGCGTCGCACGATACGATCGATGCGCGCGTTCACGCCCTTCTCGTTCTCGCGCAGGTACTCGCGCACCTCTGCCTTCGTTGTCTTGTCATCTCGGTCACGGCGGCGCACGGACTGGTACACGTCCAGCGCGTCCTTCGCGAGTTCAGTCCACAGGTCATGCTTGTCGAAGTTTTTTGTGAGCGTGAGGAAGTCGCGCGCGAACTCATCTGCGAGCTGCGCCTGTAGCCTATCGGCGATCTTCTCTCTGGCGGGCACGAGCACGGCGAGGCGATCCAGAACGAGGGAGTTGAAGTCCTCCGCCTCGCGGCGCGTGATCTTGTTGAGCGGTACGCGGAAGGCGGGGCCGAATGCAACGGCATGTCGGCTGGCCGCTTGTTCACGACCAGCCGACTTCTCAAGGAGAGTGACAGTGTTGGCAGCAGTTGTCACTTGGTACGCCTAGATGATGAGCGGGATCAATTTCCCGACGAGGGGTTTGATGTACTCCATGATCTGAATCGCGCGGCCCGCCGTTTGCTGCATGCGGTTCTCGTACTCGGTCGCGTTGTCGATCGCCTGCTTGACGGCAGCGATCTCTTCGTTCGTGAAGCTGAGCTGCGTCGCGTTCGCGAGCGCGGCCTCGATTGCACCGCTCGCGCTGCCCGTGAACGGCGTTGGCGAAAGCGGGTCTGCGTTCACGACGACGGCGCGTTTCACGGATCGCTTTAGTACTTCCGCAATCGTATCGAGAACGGACGCGGCGACGATGGCATCTTGTCCATTGAGTGGCATTGCTTGTTGTCTCCTGTGTGTTCGCTTGCGCTTAGTTAGACGGAATCGAAACGCCGGACGCATCGGTCGCCGCTGACGGTTGCTCGTTCAGCGCGCGCATATTGCTCATGAATCCGCCGACGAGGTCTTGTAGCTTGGGCTGCTGTCCCGTTTCGAGCCACTTGCGCCACGCCGCATTCGGATCGCCGAACACGGGCAGCTTGCTCACGTCGTTCTTGCCCGCGAGTTTTAATACTTCGCGCCAGTCAGGTTTCTTGTTCGCGGCTGCGGCCGTGCGCGCGGTGCCATATTGATCCAATACTTCTGTCGCGAGTCCGCTCGTGCCTGCTAGTAGTTGGTCGAACGTCTCCGGGTCGAGGCCCGTCGCCTTGTTGTATGCCTGCACGGCGAGCGCCATGTTCTTCGCGACGCCAAACTTGAATCCTATCTGCGCCTTCGTGTTCGCGAGCAGGTCGTCGTAAAACGCGTCCGCCTTCGCGACCTCTACCGCGAACTCGTTCACGTACTTCTTGTAGTCCGTGAGGTTCACAGACTGCCCGTCGCCGTTCGCGCCCAGCAGCTTCGCCTCCGTGACCATGAACTCCGCCGCGTACCGCTCCGCGACGAGCGCCTTCACCTCCGTGTTGTACGCGTCGAGAAATGAGTTCACGTCGATCTCGACTTTAGTGATGGCCTCGATCGCCATCTCCTGTCCACGCAGCACGGGCGCGGGCGTGGTCGCACAACCCGATACGTAGATCGCGGCCAGCGCAATGAGCAGTGCGGCGATCGTCTTCTCGTGTAGCTTCATGCCTGAATCCTCCTTTGTTCGTTGGTGTTCGTTCGTCAAGACGATAGACCGCCCACGCTAACCTTGTCAACGGCGATAGTTCTCCGCCTCCTGCGCGCCCATCGTCGCGAGCACGACGCGTCCGCCCACGACGTTCTTGTACAGCTCCAGGACGAGCGTGGTCGTCCTTGGGTCATCTGCCCCTATGATTACAATGTCCGGGGCTATGAAGTCCTCCACGGCTCGTCCTGCGCGCAAACGCGACGGGTTGTACACAACGTCCACGGGCGGCCACCTCCCGTCGATGGCGTTCGCTATCGCATCGGAGACGACGCGCGACGTGCCGGGCGGCACGACGGTCTTGATCGCGACGATGCGAAACGCCTTCACGTCGCGAATCACTTCTCCGAGAGCGCGCGCGGTGTCGAGCACGCGATCGCCGCTCACGGTCACGAACAGGCACAGCGACATTCGCACGGCCTCCGCCATGTCCGTCGTGAACGACAGGCGATCACTCTCGATGCCGAGCGCGATCACTTCTTCCAGTCCCGGCTCGTCGAGCACGCGCTCGTTCTTGTTTAGCAGCGCGATCTTGTTCTCGTCGGCGTCGAAGCATCGCACGACGTGCCCGAAGTTGCTCAGGCACGCGCCCGTCACGATGCCGAGCGGCGTCATGCCGATGACCGCAACGTTCACAGCAAGGTCTCTCGAATTTTTTTTGCGACGTTGTACATGAAGAGAGGTGGCACGCAGTTTCCTATTTGCAGGTATGCCGTTTTGTAGAGAGGCGTCTTCCCGCTCTGCGAGAAGTCGAACTCGATGGGGAAGGAACCGAGGAGTTGATACTCCAGCGGCGAGTAGATGCGCGTGTACAACGGGTGGCAGTTGAACATGTTTAAGTAAGCAGAAGCTGTACCACAACCCGTCGTGAGGCACCATGCGGGACGATTCCATATATCGCGTCGCAGCGTGTGTCGATATGATTCGCCCTGCTTCGCGCGTTTCGCCGCAGCGTAGACAGTTTCTATCGCTTTAGGTTTATTTGGTTTGTAAAAGGTGTGGTGCGTGTCTGTTACTTCGTCTTTAGGAATACCTCGCAGTGCCATCGCGACTGTGATCGGCTCTGGCGTCGTCGCATCTGGATACGCAATTTCTTTCTTGATGTCCTTACGCACGCCGATGAAGATAACACGGCTGCGGCTATGCGGCACGCCGTAGTACATCGCATTGAGCACGCGAGCCTGCACCGTGTATCCAGACGCGCGCAGCTCCGCGAGTATCTCCGCGCACGCGGTCTTCGCGTGTCCCTTGACGAGACCGTACACGTTCTCCATCACGAACACGCGCGGCTGTAGTCCGCGCAGCAGGCGCACGAACTCGCGGAACAGTTGGTTGCGCGGGTCGTTCGGATCGCGCTTGCCGTTCGTGCTGAAGCCCTGGCACGGCGGTGATCCGTCGAACAAGTCAAGCTCGCCCTTCTTCAAGCCTGTACGCTTGAGCACGTCCTTCACTGCTAGATCATGAATGTCGCCGACGTACTGGCCAACGCCGTGCAGCGAGAAGTTCGCGCGGAACGTGTTGGCTGCGTCTGGATTCCACTCTACGGCGAGAAGTTCCTTGTAGCCCGCCATTGAATAACCTAGCGAGCTTCCGCCCGCGCCCGCGAACGTGCTGATGACGGTGGGTGCGTCGTCGCTTCTCTTCGCGACGTGTTTCTTCCAGTACGCGCTTAGTCCCTCAACGTACTTGTTGCCGCTAAGAAGCGAAAGCGTGGCCGCACTTGGGACAGACATGCTCGACCTCCTTCACGGTGCCGCCGCCCGTCATCTTTGCGCTCGGTGGTGTGGACGACTGCGCGAGCTTCTCCTCCACGTCTATGCCACCTGTTGGGAACTGAAACGATTCGCCCGACGTGAACGAAGAGAGCATGTCGTTCAGCGACTCGAAGTGCTCCGACGAGATCGACGATTGCAAGCCGTCTAGCAACTCGCGCAGCATCCCGTCGTTCGTCTCCGCCATCGCCGCGATCGGGTCGTACGTCGCGAGCAGAAGGTCGGCCTCCTGCTCGGTAAGGTCCGTGACGAGGACCGGCACGTCGTTATCGCCGCTCTCGTCCTGGCGAAGATGCCCGTCGATGATCTCAAGCGCGCCGTCAGGAAGCACGCGCGTGATGATCGCGCCGGAGAATCCTATCGTGTCGAATATCGCGTGGAGCGCGCTGCGCTGGTTCTCGGGGTGGTCGCGCCAGTTCTTGGGGTTGCGACGAAGGTCGCTCGCGCGCACCATGCGCAGCTCCTTCACGCGCGTCCTCAGCTTGCTGCTCGTTGCGGTGGGTGGAATTTTTACCGGCTTCGTTGTGATCGCGCCCTTGCGCGCCTCGCGAAGTTCTTTCGCGTAGTCATTCGCCATTGGATAGTTTTCCTCTTGTTAGTTCGCGCCTATCGCGACGCGCTTGCGTTCTTAGTCGTCGTTGCCCTCGATCACGCCCGCGACTACGGACGCGATGTTGCGCAGCGACGCGTGCTGCTTCGCCTGCATCTTCGCGAGCGTTGCGATTGCCTGATCTGGTGTTTGATTTAATATCGTCACGCCCGCCGTGCGAATGACGCGCAGGTTGCCGCCCTCTTCTGGACCGACCGGCGTGCGGCCTACCGCTTCGAGGAAGTCATCGAGCGAGTACGCGCCGCTCTCGAAGCGCTTGAGGTGCTTCTCTTCTTCTTCCTTGCGATCTTCGTAGTCGAGTGTGTTGAGTTTGATTTGTGCGTACGGGTTGAGACGCCCGACGCGGAGAACATGGTTGATGGAGTTCTCAAGCGCGCGCTGGTCTGGAAGAACTACGTGGTTGTAGTAGCGGCGCATCTGTATGCCGTCGCGGCCCGAGCCGAGGTTGGCCGTGTCGAGGATGCCGATGGCGGCACCGGGTGTATTGTGCGAGAGGCGGATCATCTCCATCGCGCGCTTCTCGTAGTTCTCAAAGGCGGCGTCGACGTTATCGTTGGACAGTTTCTCGAAGCGGCACGTCGTCTCGCCGAACGTGGTCACGACCACGACGCTGCGCTCGGAACTCATGAGCTTCTCGGTGAAGAACTCTTGCAGCTCCTGCTCCAGCTCCGCGATCGGGTCGCTCACTTCTTCATCGTCTTCGGTTTCGATCATGTCCTTCGGTGGCGGTGGTGCCATCTTCTCCAAGATTACTGCGTACTGTGGCACGCCCTTTGAACTAAAAAACTGAATGTTGTACTCGTCGATTTTCAACTGCGCGACCATGTATGACAGTGACGAGATGCCGGACGGCGTGCCGTATGTCTGCGACGCCACGAACGGCGGGCGCGAGAGCATGATCAACTCGCTCGCGCCCTTCTCTGGATCGTTGGTGCGCATTTTGTCTGGATTCTTCGGCACGGGGAAGTCTTTGGCGGGTTGTATGATGAGCGCGCGACTGTCGAAGTCCTTCGGGAACTCATCGAGTTCTGCGCGGGCGGGATCGAAATTTTCTTGAGAGTAGCGCACGCGCTTGCCGAACGGGAGGAAGCCTATCTTCTGGTCGCCGCGCATCTGTAGAAAGCGGCATTCGGTGCGCGCCTCGAACTCAGGCTTCGCCACGCGGCACTCGGCGGCGGGGATGTGGTTCAACGAGCACACGAATCCCTTGCGGTCGCGTATCGGCTCGTAGTTCGCGCAGCCAAGAGAGTTGTAGTCGGTCGCGAGCGCGTGGAGCAGTACGTCGATGGGCGCGCCCTGCCACATGCGCGAGTACGTGCACTGCCTTAGAAACAAGTCGGCATCGCGGGACGCCTTGTCCCACAGCTCGTCGTTGATGTCTTCCGCGCCTGGAGCCTTCACGACCGTGTAGCCATTCGACGCGGCGTCTCGTGACTTCGCTTCAATGCACGCGCCGTGCATGACGTTAATCGTGAGCAACGTCGCGAGCGTCTGCATTGAGTACGGCGTTGGCAGGTAGTCGTCGACGGACGCCGTCCACTGGTCGTTCGCTTCGTTCAGTTCGTTTGATTTGTATGACTCGTCGCTGGAGCCTGCCGCCTTGGTGAACATGCGGTTCGACTGCACGCTAGTGGACTGTTGCATGTAAAGTTCGTGTACGGCTGAGAGGCGCTCTTCCATCGTAGGCTTGCGCGATATGACGCGCGCGCTTACGTTCTTTCTGAAGGGAAGTATGACGCCGCCGCTTTCTTTCGCCTCGCCGCTGGCGTTCAGTATCTCAGCCAGCGCGCGGCTCGCCTTTGGCGATAGCGTCAGCCGCGTGAGTGGTTTCTGTTTCTTCTTGCGTGCGGTGTTGGTCGCCATGATGCTGAGAGCATAGCGTCAGGAAGGAAGGAGTGTCAAGAGGTAGGAAGTTTGGGGGGGGAGTCGACGATCGCAGGGGATAACACGTCGTCGACTCCCATTCGACATGAAGTTGTCTGGTTCGCCGTATCGCGAAGTCGATTCTACTTCATCGTTTGGTAGGTGTCAAGAGATGAGATAGTCTTTCCAGTTGAGTGTGTAGATACGCGCGTCACCGTGAGCGCGTCCATGTTCCCTCTCGTTGTTGAACACGTGCAGCATGTTGTTTCCGCGCGGCGTCGACTGCTTGATGCCGGGCGCGGGTATGAACGGGATGCGCGGACACAGGAGGTACGTCGCGCTGCGCCACGGAGAACTTCTCGCGCGGCGAAACCACTCGGCGTTCCAGTTGTCGTGCGTGAGCAGGTACGCGACGCCGTCGTTGCTCGCGGCCTCGGCGCACGCGTCCACCCACGGCGTCACGTCTGAGTACCCTGGATTGCACCAGAACTGAAGCGCAAGCTTCGCATCGCGGGCGGACTTCACCCAGTCGATGCCGAGCGCGTTCATCTCCTCGTCGAAATAGTTCTCGAACTGCGCGTTGCTCGCGTCGGCGCACGCGTCGATCGCATTCGGGTGTATGCCAAAGCAATTCTTGATCGCCTGCATGAACTGCGGCGGCGTCTGCCACGCGTCGCGCAGGTGCTTCTCCTCCTCTTCCTTCATTACTTCCCAGTCGGTCTTGAATGCGCGCTTCATGTCAGTATGATCTCCAGCAGTATTGGCTCTCCCGTCGTCGGACACGTACAGTAGAACTCGGAGGTCGCATTGCACTGACAACGTACGGGATTCGTGAATGCCTTGACTTCCACGTTTAAGTGGTCCTCGCCACAACGCGCGCACTTAACGATCCCAAGCATAGCTCTCTTCCCTGTGCGGGTATTTTCGTCAATAACAACATGCTCATGGGCGTGCGATGCTCTAAGCTCCTTCTCCTTCTTCGCCTTGTTATTTAATGCAAGGAGTCTTTTGCACTCCTCGCATTCAACTTTCTCTTCTTTCGCGGTAACACCGTCTTGCAGCGTCATCGTACCGCATAGCGGATTTAACGGCCCCCTCTTTACAATCCCATCCGTATCAAAATCTTCATAATGCACCGTCATCAGTCGTGTCCCCTTTCGATCGCGTTGGCCGCGTCGCGCAGCAGTCTTGCGAAGATCGCACGCACTCGCGGATTGATTTCTATGTAGATCGGAAAGTCCTTGCGCGTGATGTCGTAGTTGAGATCGCGCGCCTCGCGCTCCAGCGTCTCCCACATCTCGATGCCGGGATAAATGTGCTTGCCCGCGTAGTGCCAGCCCGCGCGCGTCTGCAAGGTCTGGAACATCGTCGTGCACAATGCGACGCCTGCCTTGAACGTCATGTCTGTTTGTTCTCCTAATGATTAAACGACTCGCGGAGCGAAGCAGCGGCCCGCGTCGCGGCACGATGACTACGGGTCATCGCTTAGGTGTCAATTTGCCACGATGAAGGTTTCTTCGCCCCGCGAGCACGGCCTACGGATTCGTGAATGACTTCGCGACTACGTCTACACCACGCGCGAGACTAACACGCGCGAGCTTCATCTTCTCTGCCAGCTCTTGTTCTTTCTTACCCGCGAAGAAAGCGTTCACGAGCACGGCGTTCACATCGCCGACGTTGCCTCCCGAGTATGTCATCGACGCGGGGAACCACGTCTCGACATCTATGTCTTCCGGTTCGTCTCGCACGCTTTCCCTCCACGCATGAATCTTGAAGCGGAGAAGCTGCGCCTTCTCCGTCTCTCTTACTATCGTCACGTTGCGCAGCACGATACAATCCACCCTCCGTTGTCCGGCTCTCATCATCTGCCCTCTAATCCTTCCCGTCGTGTACGACATGTCGCCTCCTCTTCGTTTATCTTACTGCGCGGGCACGAGCTGGCTTCGCTTCACGAGCCGCTTGCGCCCCCCCGCCTCGCACAAGAAGCGCACCTTGCCTTCCTTGTCGAGACTTTTATAATCGATCTTCACCGGCACAGGCACGCCCGCCGTGAGGTTCGTCGTCGTCACAGGTTGGTTATTGATCGAGAAGTTCAGCACGGCCCACTTCCCCTCGAATGTGAACTTGTGCTCGCCTGTATATTCGGGCACGAACTGCCCGTCCCACACGCACGCCCACGACTTCGTCGCGTTGTCAAGAATGTCGGTGCGCGGCACGGCGTTTCCGTTGTCGTAGTTCAGGTACCAGAAGTTTATGACGGGGTCCGTGCGCACGAGCGTCTTCGCCACGCCGCCCTGCGTGTAAGAGTACGTGCCGCGCAGCCCCGTTCCGCTGCCGAGCACGGCGCTGTCCGGCGCGACGCCGTAGTATCCGGCCGCGCGGTCGAACATGCTCAGCTCGAAGCGGCGCGGGTCCGTGGCCGCTGCCTCCGCGAGCGCCTCGAAGCGTGGGTTCGTCAGCACTCTTATGTCATCCGTCGCGCCGTGCGTGTACGAGCCATAGGCCGATGTCAGCTTGTATTGGATATAGAGGTCGAATCCCTGCGCGAGGACGAGCGCCACGTTCGTCGTGGTGAATCCCTTGGCCTGCGGGCTGTAGCACACCTTGAACTTGTTCGCGCGGTTCGTCGGCCCGCCTATCTCAAGCCCGTTCTCGTAGCACCCCGCGTGGAGATCGTACGTGCGCGCCGTCGAGTACGCGCGCATCTCCCAGTTCGCCCACTGATCGGCGACGGCGAAGTTGATCTTGCTCGCCTGCCCTGCGTATATGCCGTCGATGATCTGCGCGTCCGTTCCCGTCGCTGCAATAGACCCCGATCCGTAGTACGGTGCGATCATCAGTCCCCACAATTTATGCTTCGGCGGATCGACGTAGACGGCGTTCGCCCACGCGAGCGTGTCGGATGCGAGCGCGGGGTTCCCCGACTGGCACTCGAACACCACACGGATCGTCTTGCCCATCTCCGCGTCGCCGTACTCCGCGCGGAAGATGTCGGAGATTTTGTACGCCATCATGAGCGTGTATCGCTGGCCCGCGTAGTAGTAGTTCGCGCCGCCGTAGCGAGGGTCCTGCAGCGAGGGCGTGCCCGTGTAGCTCTGCGCGGCCTTTCGTATCAGCTCGCCCTGCCAGAAGTCAGGGCGCGACGTGTCCTGCCACGTTTCATTCGAGTACGCGAGATAGATCGGGATGCCAGCGGGAACGATCGCCCTGCACTCCTTCGCGGCCTCGCGCAGGTAGTCGTCGCCGACGTAGTTGGAGAAGTTGACGTACGGCGACACGCCCGCCGCCACGCACAGCTTCAAGCACACGCTGAGTGGTATGCCGAACGCGCCGGTGTAGAACGCGTCTGTCTCTTTCGGGCGCTCGGCCCACTGCAATATCCCGTCCGCCTTCGTCCACTCCGCGCGAGACGCGAGCAGCAGGTTGTGTACGTTCGTCTCCATCGAGTTCATCAGGCGGCAGACCACGCCCTTGCCGATCGCGCGCAGCGCCTCGTTCGTGAACATCTGCGTGGAGTTGTGATAGTCCGGACGCCATATGTTGATGCCCGTCACCGGCCCTGACGTGCCCCGCATTCCGATGTCCATGTTCTGCGTGGCGTCAGTGCGCGAGACGATCGCGGTGGTGATGCCGGTCGCGGTGTCGTACGCCTGGCTCTTAACTGACGCGCCGCCTGCCGTGACCGTGCCTTTTCCCTTCGCTTGGAACAGGTACTCGCCGGTGTCTGCTGGATAGTGCACGCCCGTGCCTGCGTTGCCCGCGTCCTCGTTCGAGATGACGCGCAGGTTGAAGTCGCCCGTGGGCCAGCCGTCCGCACCGTACATGCCCGCCGTCTTCTGCGAGAGATAGCGCATGTTCGTGAAGATGTTGTCGCGCGCGGATTCCCACGGACGATCAAGATTGAAACCTACAGGAGCTTTCACCTGTGACGTGGGCGGAATAATGAGGGGGATAACAGGCGGCGTCTCCACGATCGTACTCGCGCCGTCGACCGTGATGCTCACCACGTCACCCTTCGGCGTGATGACCTTGATCGTCTCGACGGCGAAACTCTGCACGGAGAGCGCGGCGACGAGCAGCATGGACAATAATTTTCTCATAACAATTTCTCCTTTTTGTTTTGCTACCGTACGATGTTCACGAAACGGAATCAATATCCTCACCACGCGGGGCGTATAATCTAAGGGTACCTCTCCATCGCCGCAGTCACGGCTGCGGGGCGGTCAGACTGTAGTTGTTTAAGTTCACCATCTCGCGCGTGCCGATAAGCACGAGGCCGTTCACGTCCTTGCCGCAGCGCATGCAGCAACCGAGTCGCGGGTTGACTCCCTTCTCAGGATGCAGACGAATACTTCCCATGTCGATTCCTCCCCGTTAGTTTGTACTTCATGATCAACTTCTCGCGTATGCCGTACTCGCAGACGCACATTCGCATGAGCGACGCCGCGCTCTCCACTTCTTGCGGCGTGTCGGCACTGAAGCGTATGAAGCTGTAGAGCATCCCGTTCATGGCGCGATCTGCGATACACGCGCCGTCTATCATCTCCCACGACGACCGCTCGCCGAGCAGCTTAATGAAGCGAGACACTTCTTCCATGAACCACTTGTAGTCGAACGCCGTGCCGGTCACGCTTAATCTCCCCGCCGCTTCTGGAAAGTATCAGCGGATACGCGCGCAATATCTTTGAGCACACTGCGCGCTACTTCATCATCTGTTTCTTCAGCAGGGGTGCGAAGATCGAAACCTCGCGGCGCGTGGACGAACTCAATGCTATCACGCGGCCCCTCGGGGAATGTGTTCTTGTACTTCACGGCAACATCGTACTTCATGAGTTGGCGCGTGAGCACGAGTAGTCTCCCTTGTACGCGCGTCACGATGAGCACTGTCTCATCAGGCGCGTCGTCCTCTTCGTGCATGGCCTGCTCGTCTAGCGTCTTCATCGCACGACAACGAATACACGTGCAACGATCGACGTGCTCGTGCTTGCGGTTCTCCAGTGTGTCGTCAAGCAACTCGTCAAGTTGTTCTTGCGACCAGCCCGCGTTGCGTAGTATACCGACGTTCGACAGCGACGCGCTGTCTTCCTTCGCTTCTTCTCGCCGCCCTTGGCACCACGTACACGGGCACGTCGCAGCATGGCCCTTCGAGTATGCAGGTACACGCTTCACGCGTCCTTGATACTGGTCAGTGTGCACGTCCGTGAACTTCTCTTTTACCTCGGCCTTGTGCGTGCTCTCGCACATCGCCACGTCCATCACGCGGCGGTCGACGAGGTTGCCCTTCATGATGTCAAAGCGATTCGTACTGAGCATCTTCTCGTTCTTATCGATCCACTCACGCATGCGAATGCGAAGCTGCGTCACGCCGCAGACGCACGGCCGTCCGTTCGCCATCTCATAATCGCACTCGACCGTGTGCCGCAGGTGGTCCTCAAACTTGTTCGTGCCTACCGCGAGCGCCGTGAACATCCCCGCGACGTGGCGCAGGCCGTTCAGCCAGTCGAGGCGTGGGAAGTAGTACTCGTCGTGCAGGCATACTTCAAGCTCGTGCGTGCTCGCGTGCAGCATGACTTCCATGTCCGATATGAGACCGCACGACTCGGCGGCCATCATCTTACTCTCGTGCCAATCCGGCGTCGCGTTGTACTCTTGCATCCAGCGCGCCACGCGATCGTGCATCTCCGCGCAACCTTTATGGCACTTAACCAACTTCTCACTCATGTCGATTCCCTCCGTTTATGTTCGTAGTCGCGACGCGCAGGACGCTCTAGGATGCCCTGTACGCCGCGACCGTGCCCCGATTAAGGTGATTACGAGATCCTGAGTACGTTCGCTCGTCTCAGGTCAGCACAGGCGCGCGCGGCCCAGCTTCTTAACGCATGTGTTCTCGCTTCGCCGCAACAGTCTGTACAGGTCGATCCCGTACTGGCCGGTACCGATCAGGTCGGACGTGCGCTTGTGCACGTCGCGCCGCACGTCTTCGAGTATGTCGCGCACGACCGTGACATTTAAGTTGTGCTTGTCCGCGAGCGCGTTCGCGTACTCGCTGACGGTCTGCTTCTTCTTTCGAGCCATGATGGTTCTCCTCTTCGTTGTTATGACTTGACACGAAACACAATCTACACTACGCTGCATGTTCCTGGAATGCACGGGGCCGCTTGTGTGGTCCCGCCAGTGGCCCCGGTACTTCGCCGTGCCGGGGTCGTTTTTATAATTTCCCTTTCAACCACGCGGCCGACTCGAACAGCGGCGTGCCTCCATATACTTTTCGCCGCACAGGCACGTCACACACCGGACACTGAAACGTGTACGTGACCTCGTCGTCGCGCGGCCTGTGTTCTTGCGCGTAGCCGAGCAGCCATCTCTCTGTGTAGTGGTACGTGTGGCCGTTGTCGCACGTGAACGTGATGTACCTCACGTCGTCACCTCCTTCTTCGTTCTCTCTTGCTCGCGTGCGTCGCGCTGTCGCTGAAGTTCTTCGAGTTCGCGCGTTGCGTCGTGCATCATCGTCTCTATCTCCAGCATGCGCCGGTCGCGACGCTGCTCTTTGTGCTCGGCGATGTGGTTCATGTGGCGCGCGAGATCGGCTCGTTCCTGTTTCTCTCGGGCCGTTTTTTCATCCTCCCACGCGTCCAGGCAGATGTCGCAGTACGTGCGAGTATAAAAGTCACCGCGCTTCTTCGCGACCAGCACTTCGCGCTTCGTGCGAATAAATAAGTTGAGGCACTGCGGACACCTCGTCGGCGTGTTGGTCAACGCCCACGTGTCGTGCATCTCGGCCACGGTGGCGATGGCTACGACTGCCAGTATGACCAACACGAGGAAAAATAGCCACGGGTATCACGTCATCACTCCCGCGAGCCGCGGGAGTAATTCTCCCACGGCGCGCCTGTTCGCCTGAGATTCGTTACCATTCGCGGTCGTCCTCCATTTCATCGTCGTCTTCATCCTCACCCTCGTCCTCCTCCGCGTCGTCGTCATCGTCCAGAATGTCACCGAGATCATCGTCTGCGTCTTCGTCGATCTCCGGCACGTCGAGCGTGTCCTCGCCGAGCACCCATTTCAGTGCGTTGATTACCGACACGTCGCAATACTCATCGGCTGCTGCTTCACGATACAGCGCGAGCATGTCGCGTATGTCCTTCTCACTTCGCATTGTCATGTCTTCGTCTCCTCCATTTAATTCTTATTGCTTCTTGATTCGCCACGCGATCGGGTCGTCGCACGGATGGCTGCACTTCAGGCACACGATGCCGCCGCCGCTTTGAAAGAACTCGTTGAACGTGCCGTCGCATTTAGGACAGCGATACGTCTTCTCTGCCGCGCGTGTGTTCATCGCGTTCGCGACTCGCCTTGTCATATAACAACTCCAGCTCCGCGATGCGAGCGCGCAGCACGTGCACGGTCTCGGCGTGGCGCTCCGCCGCGATCGCGTCTTCCTTGGTCGGACGTTCTGCTGGATACACGGCGAGCGCCTTCTCGACGATCTCGGTCGCGACTATGTTGGCAAACAGCGCGACACTCTCGGCTATTTGCGATGGCGGCCGTTCACCGCCACTGAAGTAACCATCGAATTTCTTCACGTGCTCGATCATCGCCGGTGCCATTCGCGCCGCGCACTCGACGAACAGCTCTTTGTCTGTCTTCACGTCGTGTCCTCCATTCATACCGCTTCTTTCGACGGCCAGTAGTACACGGCGGGAAGCAACAGCAGGTCCGCCGTGTCGTGAAACTTCGTTGCGTAGAACATCAGGTCTTTTTGCAGGAGCATGCGCCGATGACTTTGGTGATAGCGCTCGTGGCCGAGCCACGCGGGGTAGACTCCCGTTGGCTTGCGCGCGGCGCTAAAGACTTCCAGCAGCGTGTCGCGAAAGCCACGCGCTCGCCACTCCGCGCAGATCGCTACGCCGTACATCACGAGCGCGGCCTCGTAGCCTACCCACTGCCGGACGGCGGGGTGGTTCTTCCAGCCGTATGTCGGGATCGTCAGCGCCTTGTATATCTGATATGTCTCGACGCGCTGCTTGCCGAGTCGCTTGTTGTCGAGCACGGCGGCGGTATGCGCGAAGCTCGCGTACGGTAGAAACGTCTGCATTATGTTTTGCCTTTCGCCGAGCGCAGGATGCGCGCCAGTTCGATCGCGTGTTCCATATTTGATCTCCGCGGCAAATACATATCCGCAACGGAATCCGGTGTCTTGTTGTGAAGCGTGTCGAAGATGCGGAGCACCACGCCCGTGTCGTCGTCACCATCTTCTTCTTGCTGCGGCTGCTCCTTGATGCCCGCGTACGCGCACGCCTGCTCGGTGGTGTACAGCCGCGCGTTGCCGCGCATGAACCACGCGTCCACGAGTTCGATGAAGCCATGCGCCTCCAGCGCGGCCCGCGTCTCTTTGCCCACTCGCATTTTTTTAGTCCTTTCCCCGCGTTGCGCGGTCGCGTTGTGTTAGTTCATGAACGCGCACAAGTTGTAGTTCGTGTGCGTTGTTACGCCATTTCCTTTCCGTGCTCCGTGAGCACGCTCTTCGCGATCTTGCTGAGCGCCTCCGCCATGTTCATCGTGCAGAGCATGAATCGCTGCTCGTACATACCCATCGTGGTTGTTTTATTCATCTCGTCGTACCAGATGCGCATCTCCTCGTGCACGTTCATGAGATTGCGCCACTCATGCTCGTAGAGTCCGATGTGGCCGTACAAGACGGGTATCGGATGCGGGCGCTTTTCGATCATGGCCTCGTCTTCCTTTTCACTTTTGAGAGGGCAATCGCACTCTATGAGTTCGTACGTCTTCGCGAAGATACTCGGCTTGCACGGGTAGAACTCACCATCGACGCCCTTGATGATCCAGTCGCCATTGCTCGCGAACATCACGCCCTCCAGCGTTGGTATCTCCAGCTCGCTGCGTTGATTTAATCTGATCTCCTTGTCGTGCGGCCCGCGATAGTCGCGCACGAACGCGGCGAGGTCTGGATCGCGATCAAGCCGCCCGTGAAACTGCATCGCCTCGACCACTACAGGTTTCTTTCTGAACTTCATGACTTCGCCTCCTTGTAGCAGTTCGGGCACTTACACTTCTCGCACACAGGCGTACCACACACGAACGAACCACGCGTACAGCCGCAACCTTCTACGGCCTGTTCACCGCACGCGCGGCATCTTATCTTTGTGCACTTGGGACAGAAGTCTTCTCCCTCTGCCGTGGGCTTTCCGCAGTGGTCATCGTACGGTGATGACTTATATCTGCACGCGTGTCGACTTCACAGGTCGGCTATCTCCGCGTCATGCTCTACCTTGAATATGGCGTTCGACTTCGCGACGCAATCGGGCCTGCTACAGTGATAGCCTGCATCGTGGTACATCCAGTAGCTCGGCGTGTCCGTAGCGCCGCACGCGACGCATACATTCCCTTTCACGGCTTCACCTCCTCGTGCGCGGGTAGACTTTCCCTGAGCGCGCGCACGTAATCGTTGCGCCACTTCGTTACCGTGACCTCCCGCTCGTGCTTCTGCGCGTGGTACATGATCTGGTTCGCGTAGAACTCCTCTCGGTGCAGGCGATACGCCTCGACGGTCTCCTTCACCACGGCGGGCGCGTGCACGCTGGTCGCGCAGCAGTCGAATTGTTTGGATTGCTCTAGCTGCTCGATCATGAACTCCTTCAGCGGCTCGTGGTCGTGCGTCGGCGGCGTCCACGCGCACACCTTCGCGAGCATGGCGTCGTAGCGCGCGAGTACCTCCTCGTTGCTCGTAGCGCGCTGCTGGTTCTCCTGCACGCGTCGCTCGTACTTGGCCTGCACGATGCCCTCGATCATGTTGTCGGACGCGGCGCGCAGGTCGTCCAGCTCCTGCTGGTACGTCGCCTGCTGCTTCGCGTGGTAGTCGTCGACCCTGAACTCCGGTATCTCCGTGTCAGGCGGACAGTCTCGCAGCATCACGCACGGCCCAATCGCCCGCGCGCACGACAGCGCGAAGTCGCGCAGCTCCGTGACCTCTCCTTCCTTTACCTTGTACGTGTAGCCGTTGCTCATGACGATCTCCTCGAAGGCCGCGCCTTCAGACCAGACTGCTTCGCTAGCTTGATGAGTTCGAGCCAGCCCGCGTTCCACATGATGTCGCTCACTTCTTGCTCGTGCGCGAGCATGAACAGCTTCGCCTCCCGTTCCGTCACGTCGAACGCGTCGCACACGTCCTTCGCCGTGAACGCGGTCGTGCAGAACTTCGCGTTGTGGTTTCCCATCTTTGCCTCGATCGATCCGCGTCTCATGTCGTCACCTCCTTCTTGGTTGTGAATCCATCTCGTAGTATGCGCAGCAGTCCCGCCTGCGTGGTTCGTATGCGACCGCACTCGTGCCAATGCGAATCGTTCTTCAGTTTGTGCACGAGCAGGCGCACGGGTGAATCTTTCCCCGGCTGCGCGCTCAGTACCTGCAGCAGGCGCGCGGTGGGATGCGCGTCGTGAAGTTCTTTAGAAGACATGAGTCGGCCGTCTCGCGAGTCGTAGAACACGTAGCCGGTGCGCACGTCGTAGGTGGGGCGAAGCGCTCCGTCCTTCGTCGTTGTGTAGACGGTCGCCTTCATGCAGCCGGTGAGGTCAAAGACAAACTCAGATAGCTTTTTTCTCCTTACTACGGACTTCATGTATCTTCCCCTTCGTCACTGTTTTGATCCTAACACCCCGCGCCTTCTTCTTGGCGTTCGCCGCGTCCTCGGTACACGTCAGTCTATCCGCCATCTCGAACGCGTCCGCCGCGTCGTCGTGGTCGGAGTCCTCGTTGAATATCTGCTGGATCATCTCAACGTGACCTTCGTCGTCGAGCAGAAATAAGATATGTCCTTGTTTGATTCCCTTCCACGTGCGTCGTATACGCAGCCGCTTGTCGCCACGACCTGATTGTTGTATAGGTTCTGGATTGATCGTGAGTCCTTCTCGCAGGCATTCCTTGTAGATGATGCCGCGAAGCGCGTCCTGAAACGCTACGCTCTCCACGCCGTGCCGTGCGACCAGCGCGGCGTGACGCATGTAGTGACGGTACATGTCGATGTACTTCTTCGCGATCTCGTACTCGTCGAGGCCGCGCTCGTGCACGATCGGCAGCACGTACTTGATGCCCGTCGCGCGGTCTAGCGCAATGGGCACGAGCGCGGTCTTGTCTGACTTCTGCTTCTTGCCGCTCGCGGGGTCGCACGCGAAGTACACGCGGCAGAACTTCAACCGCTCACGCAGGAACCATTCGAGGTCGTAGCCCTTGAAGTCCGCCTCTTTAAGATCGTCCGTGCCCGTGCTCGGGTTGAGTTGATACTCGGTCTGCCACGACGACTCGAACACGAGCCGGTTCTTTTCCATCTTCTCGAACTCGGGGCCGAAGCGTTTCTCCCACGTGTAGACTTCACAGCCCTGCTCTTCGTCGAACTCCTTCACGCGAAATTCTAATATGTGCCAGTCACGCTTCTTGCCGATGTCGGCGAGCTTCTGCGCGAGGCATCCCGTGTACGCGTAGTTGCCGAGCATCACCGGCGTTCCCTTGCGCTTGTCCACGCCCGCGATGAACTCGCTGCTGAACCATTCGAGATCGTTCTTGCGCGCGTCGAACGATCGCTTCGCGCGCTCAGTGTCTTCCACGTCGTCGACGATCGGAAGATCGGGTCGACGGTGCGCCATGCGCAGTCCGCGCTTCGACGTGCGCCGCGAACTTATATCGAAGTACACACCGTTCGCGGTGAGAAACTCCGTCTTGTTCCACAGCGACGGCTTGTGGCCGTTCACGAGATAGAACTCACCGAAGTCACGACGTATCGCGTCGTTGTTCTCGAACTCCATCTGCACGTCCATGAGCGCCTTCTTCGCGCCACCCTGAATCGCGGACGTATACGTGACATATTCTTTCGCGCGGTTGATCTCGCGGCCGTCCTCCGTGTACTCGATGTTCGGGAACACGACGCAGTGAATGGGCAGCAGCGTTGACCAGCACGTCGACTTGCCGCATTCGCGCCAGCCCGCGACGAGCGTGGGCATGAGCGTCTCCGACCGCGCGACGCGCATCATGGCGGGCCACATCTTTCCGTGGAAGCGATCGGAGAACTCCGTGTCGAAGTGCTTCGGCAAGTAGCGCGCGAAGTATTCGTGGCTGCAACTTGCCATGATGTAGTTCAGCACGGACGGCGGCGCGTATCCTTTGCACGCCTCGAACAGCGCCACTTCGGGATTCGGTGACTGCATGATCTGCGCGGTAAGCGCGTGTAGTTCCTCCCCTTCAAGATGCGTGACGGCGGCGACGGCCTGCGCGAGTGGCGCGGTCGTCTGGATAGACTTCACCCTGACTGGATTCTTACGCGTCTCCAGCTTGTGCGCGCGCTGCTTCAGCAATTGCGCGTAGGATTCTTTTGTCGCCCTCATCTTTTCCATATGCCTTCTTTATCGCGGGAAAGAACTGCTTCTTGATCTGCTCGGCCATCGCGCGCGTTCCTTCCGGCGTGTCCACGCTCGCGACGGATACGTCATCACGGTCGCCTACGTTTACCTGCACGCCCACGCCGATGCGCCGCTGCATGGTATTCACGTCGTCGAGTCCGTCGCGCAGCTCCATGACCTTGTCGAACACGTTCACGATCGTGGAGTATGTCTTCTCGTCGCACTCGTAATACGTGGTGCCGTCCGCGTTCTGCACGCGCTTGCCGTTCGGCACGAACTTCATGATCTTCAGACCGCCAATCGTATCGCCTATGACCTTACGCACGGCCGCGCGTGCCGCCTTCGTTTCTTGCAGGCGCTGGTCATCCGTTTCTTTTAGCTGTGACGCGCGTACCTTCTCGGCGCGCGTCTTGATGGGCGGGTACTCGCCTTGTCCGTGATGCACGAGCTTGCGCGCCACGTCCTCAGTCACGACGCCGCGACGCGCGACCTCGCTGACCTTGCCCGTCTCCAGCCACGCGTCCATCATACTTTCATATTGTGTGATAGTGATGGGTGTAGGTGATGGCATTATTAAACTCGCTTCTATAAGGTAAATTCACGTTCACAATGGGGGCATATCACTACGCGCGCCTTCTTGCGCGTGTCAGCCTTTGGCTTGTCTGCTTTCTTCGGTTCGTCGTCGTCGCCATGATCAAGCGAGAACGACAAGTCCTCATTGAGACTCGCGATGATGCGATCGGCCTCGTCGAGATCCACGGGCGACCAGTTGCCGAAGTCGACGTGCGAGTCTGTGAGTTCCTTTATAGCCGCGCCGAACGTGTCGTTGTTTAATTGGAACGACCACGCGAAACGAACGGCGAGCGCCTTGCGTTCGAGCAGCGAGAGTCGCCCGTGATTGTACGTCGCGAGTTTGGAGATGTCTGACATCGTCTCGATAATCTTGAAGCGATGCCAACCGTCGAGCACGTCGAATGTTTTATTGTCTGGTTCTTCCTCACGCTGCGCGACGTGCAGCGGCGTGACGCCCTTGATGATGGACTCGCGGAAGCGTGCCTCCTCCTCGTCCGTGGAGAACGGGAGCTTGATCGCCCAATCGGGAAGCACGAGAAGTTTACGCGATACCCACGTCACTCGCGTGATGAATAGTTCTTCGGCCTTCATTAGTTTTCCTTATAGTCATAGTGATATTGAATCCGACTGCGCGTGCAGATCGCCATACAACGCGATGCCGAGCGCGTCGCACTCATGAATCGTCGACGGCGGCGCGCACTCGCAACCGTTTGTCTTCACCCACCGCTTCGCGTGCAGCAGCGAGGACTCCTCCAGCTCCTCGCGCTTCTTCCCCTTCAGGAACATGGACTGCCACTCGCTCGGCTTCACGAACTTTACCTGCGCGCCCGCGCGCATGAACTCGTACTGCACCTCTGCCTCGACGTACGCCAGCGCGCGGTACGACTTCACGTTGCCCATCTTCACGTATCCCTGCTCGACGTACACGAAGCACGGACGCCGCGCCGCAAGCCCCTCTGCGATCTTTCGCAGTCGCGTCGGATAGTTAGTGTCGAACACGCGCACGCGCCTGCCTTTTATCGTGCGCGTCTTGGATCGCTGAAGCGTGAACACGTCGGTCAGCGCGGAGTTCGTAAGCGTGACGACCGCGATCGCGTCCGCGCCGATGTCGATGCCTGTGACTCTCATGGCTCCAACACTACCAGCTTCTCTTCGCCAGCGTCAATGCGATCCAGAACACGACGCGCGGCCTCGGCATCTACCATGTCTTCTTCCGCCGCGCGAGCCTCGTCCCACTTCTTCGCATATTCCACAGCGTTATCTCGTACCTCATCGTCTTGCATGATCTCTAATAGAAGTTCCATCTCATACTGAATTAAGGCAGAAATCGACACGTTGTGAACACGCGCAAAAGTTCGCATCTCTTTTACTACAGCATGTTCCAGCACGAGGCGCGTCGTGACGTATTTAGATTTCAATGACCTTCCTCCCCTTCTCCAGCGGCCCGTACTCGCCGAGCCGCTTGTCCGTTGCCTCCTTGCACGACGCACACATGTACGATCCGAACGCGCACCACGTCGCGAGGCGTCGCATGCAGTGGAAGCACGCTACCTTCGGCCAGCGTAGCTTTTTCATTTGATCACCTCTTAAACATTTGACCAAGTACCCACAGTACGAAGTATCCTCCAATCAAGCACGCGCCGCAGGCGAGAAAGTACTTTACGGTGTCAGCTTGCATATATCCGCTCCGCTAAAATCAATCACCCACAACTCGCCATTGTTATCCTCAGCAAACGCGCACGGCGACGTAAACGGCGCATCGGAAGTCAGCAAAGGTTTCAGGTCGGTCACAACGCCGTCCTTGTACCCCCACAATTTTCCTTGCCCACCGAAGTCTGCGAAGACGTATTGCCCTTGCAACCACGGAATCGCCACGCCGCGGTATACGTATCCGCCGATGACGCACACCCCCTGCATGGCGGGCGGCTGCGCGTAGTGGTAGTACGAGAGCAACGGCGGCACGAATCCTTCTGGTAACGGCGCGCACGGAGCGGCGCACCACGCGCCATCGCGCATAGGCCAACCGTGATTAGGTATGGTGGCGTCGTCAACCGCTTGAAAATAGATAGACTCAAAAACGGAATCGCCTACGTTGCCGATCCATCTGTCGCCCGTCTCGCGGTCAAACGACCACTGCCACGGGTTGCGCAGGCCGAGCGCGATAATCTCCGGACCGTTGTCACCAAAGCGAACAATCTTTCCGCGCCACGAGTCGAACGCTTGCGCCGCGAGTTTGTTCCCGCCGTCGCCTAGACTCGTGTAGAGGTAACCGTCCGACCCCCAATTGAGTTTTCCTCCATAGTGCCCGTTGCCGGTCGCTTGCGAGATGAGCAGCGGCGCACCTGTTGGCTTCGGCTTTGCCTTGTTTTTGCTCTTCACCTTGTGCATCTCTACCACGTTCTGATTGCTCAGGTTGACGTAGTGCACGTAGATGGTCAGGTTGCCGCGCTTGTCGTGGTTTGGATCGAACACCAGGTTCAGAAAGCCGGTTTCGCCGTTACCTGACGTCGGCTGCTGTACCTTCTCGGAAATGTCGAGGAAGGGTTTATCGCGCAGCACTCCGTTGACGGCCACGCGCACGACGCCGCTCGCCTCCGCGATGTAGACACGCGCGTCGTCCTCTGGCGCGAAGGCGAGCGCTACAGGGCGTGTGAGTGTGACGGGCAGGCGTTCGAGATGCAGGGTTTCGCCCGCTGCGAATACGGAAAACAAAATAGAAAGCAACATCAGACTACTCCCTTGTAAACGCGACGGTAGATGATCCACCGCTGCGCGTGACTGTTATGGTCTTGTCGAATCGCGAGGCCACTTCTTCATTATGCTCGATAACAAAAAGCGCTTGCGTTGTGGTCGTCATAGCGCGTAGCAATTCACAAATGGCATCAATACCAGCTACGTCAATCGTGCGGAAGCATTCATCAAAGACGAGCAACGAGCATGTACGCTTGCCAAGGCGTTCGGCGAGGGCAGACATTGAGAGAGTCACAATAACATCACGTCTCAAAGATTGCCCTGCGCTGCGCACGCGCTGCTCGACGCCGTTCGCGTCCACGAGCTGCACGCTGAACGCCTCTCGCTGCGCGCCGCCCTTGAGCTGCGTCGTCGTCGCGTAGTGCACGCGCTGGCCGTCACCGTACAACGCGGCGGAATACTTAGCCGCCGCTGCGTTGAGTACAGGCACGACGGCCTCAAGACGAAACGCGCGTATGCCCTTCGGCCCAAAGCCGCGCACCCAAAACTCTAGGTCCTTCTTCATGTCGCACAGCGCCGCGTGCGCGGTCTTGTACTTGTTCAGCCGCTCACGCTTCTCGTCGCGCTTTTGAACGGCCTCCTTGAGCATCGTCGTCATCTTCGCGAGCTGCTCGCGCTGTCCGTCGAGTCGCGTGATCTCCTCCGCGACGGGTGCGATCTGATTCTGCAGCGGGACGATGTCGGCGGCGGCCGCGTTCAGGTCGGCGGTCAGCTTGATCGATCGTGCCCGGTGCTCCACCTCAAAGTCCGTGCAGGCATCGAGCGTCTTCTTCGTGTCCGCCGTCGCCGCCGCCACGAGGTTCGCGACGGCGTCCGCGTCCAGCTCCGACTCGCACGTGTCGCACTTGTTGCCGAGGAAGGACAGCTTCCTCTCGCGCGCCTCGCACATCTGGCGCGCAGCCGCTAGCGTGCTTATCTTCGTCTTGTCCGCAGCGGTACTCGCGTCGAGCATGGCGCGCGCGGCGTTTCGATTCAGGATCGCGGCGGCCAGCTTCTCGTTCAGCGACGTGCTCTCCGCATTGAGTTCGTCAAGGCGCGTCTTGATCGCCTCAAGATCATCGACGCGCTTCTGGTTCATCGTCTTCAGCGACTCGTTGATCGTATTGATCTCCGCCTGCAGCGCGACGATTATCGACTCGCCGTTCTGTATGCGCCCATTGTACGCTACTAGCTGGTCCTTCGCGCGAACGTGCGCCGCGTCGAGGTCACTCGCGTCGACCAGCAGGTCGAACAGTTTCTTCTGCTCACGGTCGGGCATGAGCGCGAACGGCGTGTAGTCCTCGTCGTAGCCGAACACGTGCGCGGCGAGGAACACGTCACGCGTGCCGAACACGGCGTCGACGTACTGCTGCACCTCCTGCGCCGTGCCCTCTTCTTTGGCCTCTCCAACGTTGATGCTCAGTTGCGTCGTCGAACCGCTGCGCTCGCGCACGACCTGCACGTGCGACTTGTCTTCGCGCTCGAAGAGTACCGTGACCTTGCACAATGACGCGCCGTGACTGATCGCGTCGCTCGCGAGGTTCTGCCCCGTGAGGTCGCAGCCGTACAAGCACCACGTGAGCGCAGACATGAAGGTGCTCTTGCCGCTGTTGTGCACGACGACGCCGTTCGCCACGAAATTCTCCGCGAAGGGAACTGACATGTCGTACACGTCCGCCGTACCCGCATCTTCCACGGAGATGACCGTATGATTGACGCGTCGCCCGTCCCAGTCACAAGCACCCGCAACCTTGCGAGTACCGTCTGCATATTTTTCTTTGAGTGTCTCACTTATTCTCTCTCGAACCTCTTTGGTGTGTTTCTTCCCGGCATATCCGCGAGGGTGCTCCTGCACGGACCAGTCAGGACCAAACGTCCCGTTTAGATTTCGCTTCGTGGCGTGAAGACTTCTGTGATCTTCGGACGAAAGCCATTCAAGATTATCTGGATGCTCGTTGTGTGTATTCTCGTCGCGATGGTGCGCCTGGTACTTCTTTCCGTCTCGCGTGCCGTGAAGCCCAGACAGCACGAAGCGCGACTCCTGATACTTTGGTTTCTTACAGTTCGTCCAGCGAATCATTGGCTCTCTGCCTTCTACGCGACGATAAAGCGAGCAGAGGCGGTCGCCCTTCTTCAATGCGCCTAGCGCCTTCCACTTGCCACTCACCAAACGCACGAGGTGATCTGGCGTGCCGACGAGTTCCTGCGGTGGTATGTACTCGCCTCCCTGCCCCGCGCCGCTAGTCGTCGCGTACTTCGTCAGCCTGACGCGAACTACGCGCGCGTCTTTCTTCGTCAGCCATACACGATCGCACTTCGCGAGAACTATGCGTCCGTTGTGCCACGCGTACGTCCAGAACTTTTTGCCAACGAGATCGCGAATGGGTATGCCCTTCGGATACACGCGCAGATCGCGCGGGCAGTCTATCAGTGTTTCTCCGGCCAGACACATATTCGACGACGCATGCGGCACGTCACAGTTCACGCCCGCCACGTGCACGACGCCGAGGTTCTTCTTGAACGCGATCTTCGCGCGTCCGATCAATCTAAAATTTGTTATCGCTATCCCGCGAAGGGTGAGCATGATAGTTTTCCTTTTCGTCTAGTTCTGCCTACGCGACTACGCCATCTTCTTCGCGGCCGCTTCCGCGTGCTCCACGAATATGCCTGCGAGTTTTATTAGCTCCACGACGTGCTGACCGGCCGGCGTCGGCTCGCACATGTTTTGGAGAAGTATTGGTCCATCCGTGTCGTCGCGCTTTACCTTGCGGACGACGAGTCCCTTCTTCGTTAGCGCCGCCTCCGTCACGAGCCAGCAACACGGCGCGTGTATGCTTGACTTTAGGTTACGATCCCACCGCACGTTATCCGACACGGCGCACAGGAACTCAAGCATCGCCGTGCTTAGATTCATGTTGAATCCAAACTTTAGCACGGACGATCGCAGGCGCTCCGCCCATTCCTCACGCGGAAGCCGTAGCGCTTCGCTATTCTTGCCTCTCATATTTTTCCTCCCTGGTTTAGTTTTTTTTATAGCGCGTCGAGCCATGACATCTTCGGCGCGCGTGTCTTCGGATACAGCACCACGTCGTATACCTCATGGTCATTGCTCAGGTCGCTTATGTTCTCTACCTTCCTGTGCATGATGTCGTAGAGGCGCGACACGCACAGACCGATCGTGTTCGGGTCATCTATACGATGCGCGAGTACGGTCGCGATGAAGGCCGACTCTCTTGCATAGAATCCGACATCGCTCATGCGCGTGTTCTTCAACGCGGTATGTGTCGTCAGCACGCCGCGAAGTCCCCACTCGCTTATGTAGCGATTACGCAGCACGCTGACGACGTAAGGGAAAAAGTCGTAGCTAACGTCGCCGCCATCGCGCACGGTCCACGTAAGACCGTGCAGCGTGTTTATGATTTTATGGAGCGTCGCGCGCATGTGCTCGTCACTGAGGTCGTTTGCTTTCATTACGGCGCTTTCCATCATGGCAGACAGTTGCTCGCGCATCTCGACATTCTCTTCTTCGTTTCGCGCGCCGCCGAATACCACCTCCTCGCTCACGCCGTCTTCGTTGCGAAGCGCGTTGTCGAATGCGCGAATCGCATTCACGTATACCTCGACGAGTCGTTCTCTCGACACGTCCTTCTCTTGCAGCAATGCGATCGCCTCCGAGACGGGCGCGGTAGACTCCGGGTCGAACAGCATGTATGACGAACACGAGAATGCCCGCAGCGCATCTATCCAAAGGAGGCACGCGCCGCACGTCATCTCCACGATGCGATCCGCGTTCATGTCGATCGTGTTCTCGCGAAGCAGTCTATCGCCAAGCGAGCAGATATACGCATGCAAGCACTGCGTCGCGCTAGGCGTGCTGTCATCCGAAGTGCGGTACATCAATTCCGGCGCGCGAACGCTTGCGCTAAGGACAGCCTTTATGATCAGCGCGGCTCTATCTTTTTCGTCTGCCACCATGATATCCGACAAGAACTGCGCGACGTGCGCGGCCACGCGATGCGCGAAGAGGTCAACCGCGCCCATGTTCAGACGCGCCACGCACGGCGTGGCGCCCGCGCTGATGACGCATGTCTTCATGGAAGCAAGCGCGCTCTCCTTCTCGTAGTCGGAACCGTCGAGCAAATAGAACTCGCACACGTTGAGATGACGAATGAACTCGAACAGATCGCCGAGGTCGTCCTCGTGCCGCCTGCCGATCATGCGAATAAAGGTAGACGCATCTCTGACCGTGATCGTGTTTCCGTGAACAGCCATCGTGCCGAACGGATACGCGAGCAAGCGAGACAACTTCTTATACACGTCACGCGGTACGTCTTCGAGCACGCGCAGTGCCCGCTGGCACCATGAATACGTTTCGTTTCTATAAGTCAGATACCAGCGCAGCGTCGTCGCTTCGCTGGCCGAAACTGGCTTGTCCGCGAGCACCTTCGTGGACGTGAGCTGCGTGTCTATGATGCGAGAGAACATGCCGATCGCTCCGACTTCTATCTCTGACGGCTCGGCACTCGCGACCACGAGCGCACCCTCATGACGAAGCACGCAGTATCCAGCGGGAACCTCCTCGCACATCTTCATGCGAAGATCGCGGTCGTGAACTTGCAGTCCTGCGATTGTCGGAGCCACGTCAGGCAGCGGCTGCATCATCCAGTAGCTAGTAGGCATCGCCAAGCCCCTCCACGCCGTAAGTGCTCTTCGCGCGTTCAACACGAATGCACAGGCCGTTGTCGAAATTCACCTCGCTTATTATCTTCTTGCCGAATATCTCGCGCGCTGTCTCAAGGTCCGGCCTGCATATGTCGAGCGCAAGATGAAAGTCACGCACGATCATCTTGTCGCTCGAATCGAAACGAAAGCGCGTGAACAGATCGTTCCACACGTCGCACATCTCGACGGCCACTTTCTTAGACGTTATAGTCAACGCGTATCCCGTGCGAAGATGCGTCACGGTATAGGCGTATTTTGTTTTGTCCACGGTATACGTGACCACGAAGTGCGCGCCGCCATGAAGAACGATCGCGTCGTCGAAGCCATCCGTCTTGCCCGTCTTCCTTCGTTTATCATCGCCATTCGTATGGCGATGATAAACGTATATCTTGCACGTCCTCATGCCTCGCCCCCCGCGTACAGCTTCTTGCCAAGCGCAAGCAGCCGCTCCACGTCTGCGGCGTCCGCCACGTGCGCGACGTACTCGCGCAGCAGGTCTTCACCGGATAGCGCGGCTACGGCCGCGCGTTCGTTCGTCTCGCCTATCATATCAACGTCTTCCCCGCGCAACTCGATGCGCACGAAGTCGCTCTCGCGTGCGCTGGCTGCCCGCGTCTCTGACAAGAAACGCGGTGCCCACGTGAACGGCACGCGAACGATCTTGCTGTTCTTGATATGCAGCAGGCCGCGACGTTCCTGCGTGTCGTCGTCGAGGTCGCACCAGTTCACGGGGATGGGCGGGCCGACACACACCACGGTCGTATCGCCATAGCGCCGCTTCTGCTGCACGTGGATGTGTCCGTTGATGATCAGCTTGGTCGACGCGAGCCACGACTTGTCAATCGCCGTCTCGTCACACGAGAGGCCGGGCCGCATGCGCAGACCTGCGAAGTCGCAGTGCGTGAATACCGCATCATACTTCTGCTCGGACTTGTCGGCGCAACCATACGGCACGAAGGCCAACGTCGCGTCATGCAGCGTCGTGCTGAGTGCGGACTTGTCAGCGATGAGCGCGTGGTCACGTATCGCGTGCAGCACCGAGTGCCTGTTCCACAGATCGTGATTGCCCGACACGAACACGTGGTCGGCCTGCTTGTTGAGGCGTATGCCTCGCAGCAGTTCGTTCACCACGCTCGACCACACGTGCATGGAGTGGCTCGACTTCGACTCGAACAGGTCGCCGCAGAACACGACGAGGTTAGCGTCTTCCTTCTTCGCGTAGTTATACACGCACTCGATGGCGTGCACGAAGTCCTTCCAGCGATCGGGCCTGTCCGATCTATCCCAAGCGTGAGCATGCAGATCGGAGAACACGACGGCGTTTAATTTTTCTAGGCTCATCTTAGTAACCCTTTCCAATGTTTCACGGCATGCGGGCCTATCGTCTTTACGAACGCGCGGTCGCGCTTGTGCAGCGCCGCGATCGTGTTCGTGATCTCCGCGCGCTTCTCCGCGTCGAACGCGGCACGAAAGCCGCGCTGGCCGAAGAACTGAACGAACGGACCGAACTCCGCGTCATTCGTAAACGGTGGCTTGTAGTCTGATTGTACCGTGAGCTTCATCGCCTGCACGTACTGACGCCCTGCCTTCTTGATCGCATCTCGCATGTTCGCCTCTTGGTGAACGTACGTCTCGCGGTGCAGATCGCAGAGCTGATATGAAAGCAGAAAGTTTTTCTGTCGATCGGTATCGCTGAACAAGTCGACGAGTATCGTCATCGCGCGGCCTGATAACCCCTTCGCCTGCGTCATATCCACGGGTGTTACTCTCGCTGACATACTCGCGAGACTACCTTTGAGCATCTTCTCGACAACTACGATCATCTCGCTCGCCGTCTTGTCGCCGCAGCCCGCAACTCCTGGCACGTCGTCGCTCGTGTCGCCGACGAGCGCCTTCTTGAGCAGCACCTGCAATGCGCTGCCTGCATACTCTTCATAGGTTTGATCCATCTCGCGCGTCTCGAAGATGGCCTCCCCCGGTTTGCGCTGCGAGTACATTGACTTCTTCGTTGGGTTATACACGGAGCACTGATGCGCGCGTACAAGCTGAACAAGATCGGAGTCCGTGGACACGATGATGTCCGTCACGTAGTCGCATGCCGTGAAGCGCCGCGTGAGCAGCGAGATCACGTCGTCCGCTTCTAGCTCGTCCGGTGCCATGATGTTCGTGCAGCCCGTGAACTTCGTCGCCGTGACCACGTCCGCGAGTTCGACGCCGTAGAGTATATGCCGCCGCATGTTCTCCTGCTCTGTGTGCGTGGCGTCTCTCTTGCTGCGCGAGCACTTGTAGTCTTCGTATAGCGCACGACGCCAACACTTGTCGCGCTTGCCATCCCACACGAGCACGACTTGATCAGGCACGAAGCGATCTATCCACTGCATGATCGACGCGAAGCAAACATAGAGCACGCCGGTCGGATACTCCGTGAGTCCCGCCGCGTCGCCCTGTTCGCGAAACGCGTCGGGTAGTTTTATGATCGGCGCGTCGAGCACGGGCGCGTACTCCTTTGCGTTGTCGTCGTCGAACTTCGCGTCGTTGCTCTCGCCAGCGCGCAGGCGTTCCGCCGCCGTGTGGTATGCGCGATGAACTAAATTCATCGCGTCGATGATCAGCCTAGTCTTTCGTGCCATTGATTTTCCCTCCGTAGGTCGGAACGCCTAGGCGATCGAGTATGCGAATCGCCTGGTCGGTCGTAACGACCGGCCCCATCGATCCGCTCTCGGTAAACTCATACTCCACATGGAACTCCGTTGGTGGAATCGGAATGACGCGTTGAGCTGCGAAGTCATACGATGAGTTCTGAATCTCTATGTCTACCTTGATGCGAGCCATGTCGAATGTCTCCCTCCGTTTTTTACTCGTTCTTCGCAATCGTAAAGACCAGCACGAACGTACAGAAATACAGCGCGGCCTCTATGAGTAATGCGTCTAGACTTGGACTCTCGCCGTGAAGGATTCGATTTATCCCCATAAGCACGGTCATAACCCATCCAACCGCGAGCGCAAACAACAATATATTTCTTTTCATGTCCCTTCCTCGATACCATACGGCACACCGCGAAACGTCTCGGAGAAGTGACGCTCCAACGCCTCGTGCACCTTATCCCTGAACTTCTTGTCCTCGTTGTACTTCGTCTCCCACGTTCCGATGGTCAGCTTCTCGTCGTTGAAGTTTATGCGACCGTTCGCATCCACCTTGCGCGGCAGCACGCCCCATCGCTGTAGCGTGTGCAAACACGACAACGCACTGTTGAAGTTGCCGCTGCCCTTACCCTTCGACTGAAACACGAGCTTCGCGTCCACGTCGTTCGGCGCGAACTTATTCTTGAACGTGACGACGTTCACCACCATGCCGTAGTGCACCTTTACGCCCTTCACCATTCGGTAGTAGTCGCTTCCGTACTCCATCTTGATGCGAGCGGCCGCGTGGTACTTGAGCGCGCGTCCTCCCTTCGTGGACTCCAGCTCGCGCTTCGTGTGAAACGGATTGCCGTCGATGCCGCCGTCGCGAAGCTGGTTGCACGCGATTAACACGCAGTTGGACCGCGAGATTAGTTTCGACAGTATCGTCATGCCCTCACTCATGACCGTGGCGAGCGCGCCGCGACGCCCTCTTCCTATCGCGGAGCCGAGCAGCGACTTCGACCGCGTGGCCGCGACGGTGTCCCAAAAGATTACGGCCTTGTGCTTGCCGCACTTTTCGACGACCGTCTCTATCTGCTCGATGATGGACTCAGCGAATACTTCCTCGCAGCACAACAGCGAGTCGTCTACGATGCCGAGCGTCTGCATCCTCTCGTGCGTCAGCGTGGACTCCGTGTCGATGAGACAGCCGAGGCCGTCCTGTTCTCGCTGGCACCGCGCGATGATGCCGCAGCCGATCGTCGTCTTGCCCACGTGCTCCTCGCCGTAGAGTTCATAGATGCGACCCGTCGCCATGCCACGCGTCGCACTGCCGGATAGCAGCACGTTGAGTACGGGTATGTTCGTATCGACGTACGCCTTCACGTTGGCGGACACGTCGCGCGCGCCGACGAACGTGTTCTTGCCGTGCGCCTTGTTCAGCTCGTGCATCATTTTCTGCGCGCGCGTCGCCTTCTTCTCTGCCATGTCTGTCCCCTCGTGTTGAGATAAACGGGCGGGGGTCAATTGTGACCCCCGCCTTTCGTAATAAATTAGATTGCGGCGCTAGTACTTCATAATGACCTCCTCTCGTTTTATGGAAAGTCGCCTGTGAGAATCTCGCCTCCGCTAAAAGGTTTTTTAGAAGGGAAGTGCGTCGTCGTCTCCGTCGCCGATGCCGAGCGGATCATCATCGCCGCCGATAACAACTTCCTCTTCCTCAACGACTCCGTTCTCGTCGAAGCCGAAGTCATCATCACCGACTACGAAGTCTTCTTCTTCCTCGACGACCGGCGCGGGCTTCGTGCGCTGCTGCGTCTTTGCGTTTGACTTCGCGGCCTGACGAGGAGGCTCCGCCTTTGCGCCCGCCGTCAACTCGTTGATGTCTGACACACCGAACGTCTGGCACATCAGCTCTTCGAGTTCATCGACGGACGGGCAGTTCGCCACCATCGCGTCGATGTCAACACGCGCGTTAAGCTGCGCGAGCGTACACGTCTTCGCATCCTTCTCGTCGCGCAGTGCGACCGACCACTTAGTGTCCGTCTGCCCTGAACCTTCGCGCGTCACGACCACGACGCGGTTCTTGATCGGGTCCGCGATGCCGAGTCCGTTGAGCAGGCCGTCTGCTGTGAAGTTCTCCGGATCGATAAGCGCGAGTTGTGCCTTCGCGAGATCGCGGTACAGCGCCTTGCTCATGTTGAGCACGATGTTCTTCCACGTCTTCGTCGGCGCGTCATAGAGCAACGCGTTCGCGAGGTACATTGTCTCTGGCTTGAAGCCTCCGCCGCCCTGACGCTCGTCCGCCGTGTACTTGCGCATCTCCGCGTCCTTGTGATTCTTGAGCGCGCGGAACACTGCGGTCATCGGGCAGTATGCTTTTTGATCCACGCTGCGCGGTGACCACACGGGGCGGCGAGGATTGTCGTCGTCGCCCTTCTCACCGAGCCAGAAGCGAATCGCGCACGTGGCGATCCGTTTCGTGTCCTGCACAGGTGGCAAGAAACGCAGCGCGTGCTTGCCCGCCGTGAGCTTGAAGAAGTCAACCGATCCATCATCGCGCTGCTTCGCCTCCGCGTCCCATCCGTTCACGTCGAGCGAGCGCCCGGAGAACATGGCCTTGATCTCGTCGGCCTCTGACTTGTACTTCGCGGTCGTTGCCTTTGCCTTAGCGTCTTCCTTCGTCTGCGAAGGTGCAGGGACTGTGCTTGCGCCCTTCGCGCGCTGCGCCTTGATGTATTCGATAAACGCCTTCTTGCGGTTGTCGGGAAGTTTCTTGTACCGCTCCATCTCTTCCTTCGACAAGGTTAGTGCTGCCATTGCTCAACTCTCCCTTTGTGTTTGTTCGTTGTCTCGCGCGACGGCACGAGCCGCCTCCGCGAGTTCATTCAAGATGTCCGCGAGTCTCGCGACCGTCGTCGCGCGTATCGTTCCGTCGTCGTGCTCGAACACGGTGGTCATGCACATCACGCGCACGACGCGGTCGTTCGAGTCCGCGACGATGAGCACCGCGCGATCGTCGTCGATGATGCTCATGTCTATTTCGAGTGGTGTCTCCTCCGTGAGCGCGGCCTTAGTCAGCCATCGCCACGCTCGTTGCCACGGTGATCGCCTAATGAGGCGTCTCGTCGTCCGCGTCGTCGAATAGAACTTGCTTGTCTTTCTTGGATGTATCATTCCTCCATGTCTCCCCACGTGTAGTCGCAGTCCACAGAAATTTGGATCGGCACAATGAACTCCTTGCCGAGCGCCTTCGTCGGCACCTCTATCGCCATCGTTCGTATAATGTCCATTGCCATCTCGCAGCAGTCTTCATCGCACTCGAAGATCAACTCGTCATGCACGATGTTCACCAGCTCGCAATAGTACCCTTGACGCTGCTCTGTGAAGTGGCGGTCGAGCGCATTGCCTGCGATGAGGCATATCTCGTTCGCCGTTCCCTGCACCGGAGTATTCACGGCGATGCGCTCCGCGCCACTTATGAGTCCGCCACGATCTTCGATTAGTGTAGCATTGCCAACCTGACGACGACGACCGAACCATGTGAACACGACGCCGTGCTTTCGCGCGAATGCCTTGACGGTCGCCATCCACCGCGACGCGCCCTTGAACTCGCCGGAGATGAGATGTTGCAGGTGCGCCGCCTCCTTCTCCGATATGCCGAGTCCTGCCGCGAGTCCTTTCGGCGTCTGCCCGAACACGTTGCCGAAGTTGACCGCCTTGGCCGCCTTGCGTTTCTTCGACGGCACCTCTTCGTCAGGTGGTATCTGATACGCGCGGCGCGCCGTCTCTTCGTGCAGGTCCCGCCCGCTCTTGAAGATGTCGAGCATCGCCTTGTCTTTCCCCAATGCAGCGAGCACGCGCAGTTCGATCTGCGAGTAGTCAGCGGCTATGAGCTTGCACCCTTTCGCTGCGCGGAACATCTTGCGAAAACGAAACCCGTGATCGGGATCGAGTGGTATGTTCTGCAAGTTTGGATCGCTGGATGACAGTCGTCCCGTGCGCGGCGTCTGATTAAACGAGCCATGCACGCGATCGTTCTGATCTGCATACTTGAGCACGCCGTCGATGAATGTACTCCTTCCTTTATCGGCAGTCTTGAACGCGAGCACGTTCTCTACGAACGTCGCGATCTCCTCGCGCCCTTCATTCTTCGCGATGTTCGCGAGAATATTGAGCGCCTCAATCGTCGTGCTGATCTGCTTGCCATCCGTGAGAAGCATGTCCTCCGTCTTCGCCATGCCGCATATATCGAACAGCACGGTTATAACTTGCGCCGCGCTGCCCGGTGAGAAGGCGCACTCTTGTATGCGCCGCTTCAACACGGCCGGTTGTGGATACCTCTTCTGCGCGTTCGCCGCGTCCATGACCTTCCGGCGCCCTCGTGATGCGTACTCGCGCACCATGTCCATGTCTTTTAGTACGGCCATCGCCGCGCGCTCTTCCTTCAGAAGTTGCACGCGAAGCTGCATCATGTATGGTCGGTCAACGGGAAAGCCGCGCCGCTCCATACGCGTGAGCATGCGCTGACTCGGCATCACGAGTCTCTTGAAGTATTCGCTCGGCGCGAGTCGCTTGATGGGTGCGAGGTCACGCCACTGCTTGTCCACGGCTATGAGTTCCTTCGTGAGTGGCTTCAGCACGCCGACCACCGCGTAGCAGTCTAGGCCGTTGCGCGTCGCGAGCACGTCATAAGGTATCGTGCGGAACTTCTTCGCGTCCTTGCCGTCGCCCACCCACTTGTCAGTGATGTGCTTGTACTTCCACGCGCGGAGCATCGACGAGATGACGTTGTCTAGATCATGACCGACGCCTTCGATCGGATATAGAAACGAGTGCAGCAGCAGCGTGTCTATCGCCAGTTCAATATTCCACCCGAAGCGCGCGTTGAGCACATGCGAATCGTACTTCCCCGCGTGCGCGATGATCGGCACGTTCTTGTCGTGCATCATCTCGTCGATCGCTTTCAACATCTGCCGCTTCGAGAACGCGTCCGCGACGTGCTTGTCTCCGCGATCAGGCCGGAGCGTCGGCCCGTCGATCGTGTTGCCCACAGGCTCGTCGATCTGCACGACCATCGTGTCTCTGCCTGTGCTCATGCCGATACAAAGAAGCGCGAAGTCCTTCTCGACGTATGGCTTTCCCGTGTCCGCCTCCGTGTCCATGCCGAGCGGAAGTTTCTTGTCTCGCACGCGCTGACAGAAGTTCACGACTTCCTCCAGCTTCGGATACTTGTTTATCGTCACGCTGGATAACAAGTCGATGCCTGATGCCTTCACGGGTTTGCCCGACGCGAGCGCGTCGCTCGTCACGCCGGAGAGCTGCGCGAAGAACGCAACGTCCGCCGCGAAGTCCTTCCTCATGTCTTGATTGCGCATGACGTACGCAGGACTCAGACACGCGCACACGGGAACCGTCACGTCGTAATCACAAAGCGCCGGACGATACGTGTACTCGAATCGAATGCGCCGCTGCTTGAGAATGCCGCTGCGTTTGAGTAGTCCGTTGAGCGCCGCGTTGCCCGCGAGTAGTATTGCCTTCGGCTTCACCATCGCCACTTCCATCTCAAGAAACGATCGGCACTGCTTGATCTCGCGCATGCCCTTCAGCTTCCCGTCGCGCGGTCTGCACCGCACCGCATGCGTGAAGCGGCACTCCTTCAACGGAATGCCAGCAGCCGCGAGCGCCGCGCGCAGGTCGTCCGCATTAAGCCCTTCACCCGTCTTGCCGCGCGAGTCTGCCCTTCCGTCAGGAAAGTCCATGACGATTAAATAGCCGCCGCTCGGGCCGTCGCCGCGCAGAAACGGTGACGAGCACGTGCGACCGTCTCGATAGCACGGCTTGGAGAACGCGCCGCACGTCACGCACGTCGAACATGCTCGACCTGGTGGACTCGGCGATGCTGGCTGCACTGCTGTGCTGCTTGCCACGATATTGCCTCCCCTTTTTGTAAACAGTTTACCTGCCATCAAGTCGTATCGCAGGGACGCCTAGAATGGCCCAGGTTGCGTTCGGGCGTCGCGGTAGTAGTTTTACTTGCCC